AAATGGGGCGGGGGTCTGTTTTAGTATACCCCCCTCCTTTGCATTGTATATGTTATAGTGTGTCTACTTCTTCATCAACTTCTTTTCTTACAATTTTGTAATTTGAAGTTGGAAATAATGAACAAATAGTTTTTGCAGCATGATCTATTTCATTTGCTTCTTCTTGTGGAGTCAAACTATCTGATAGTCTTGCTACTCGCAGCAAATAGTTCATTGTATAGTAACCATGAGCCTTATCCCATTTATCCCAATTAGAATAGTCCTCAAATGGGTCAAATGGGTTATCTGATGTTGTTAGCATCGTTCTTTTTACTTTCAAACTAAAGCCCCTTTCTTCCTTTTTAATTTATTGATTTCTCAATAGTGCTAACAGAAACACCAAGTTCATTAGCAACTTCGCTTAAAGTATAACCAGCTTTAAGCAATGATTTTGCAGTTGACAGTTTACTTCCCGAAAGTTTAGTAGACTGTTTTGGCATAGATAATTGTTTTAACCTGTCCTTATCTGCATTGTTTATGATGTCCTGAAGCATGGATTTATTTATAGCTCCTGCTTGAACGGCATCCCATTCTTTATCTGTTATGTATACTAAATCTTTTTTTGCACCAACAGTTGCTCTTGCTTCGGTTATAGCTCTGCCTTTTACCTTACGATATTCTTCTGAACTCATATCAGGGTTATCTTCTTTCTTCGCAGAGGCTATAGTATTTGCAAGTATCTGTGCTTGGCGTTCTCGGGGTTTGTTTTTGTATGCGTTCTTTAATTTTGTATTTAATGATTCATACTCTGGTTTAAAGGCGACCCTCGCTGTTTTAGAATAGGGTATGTCTTCTACTTTAAGGGCTTCAAGACGGGCATTGTTTCCAATAGACTTGAGTTCATTAGCATAGTCGGCGTATATGTTTTCAATAGTAGTACCCAGTCCAAGTTCATGGGCATCTTCGGTTTCAGCCATTTTCCTGGATGTGGTCATTCTTTCTTTGACCTTACCATTTTTATCTGTATAATAAACAGCATTTGTATATCGCTGACGCCTTGCATCTAAGTCCTTGTATTCCTTTGAATTAGGATCGAGACCTTCCATTTTATTCGAGGTTTCATTGATTAGTTCCTTATATGTAATCCAATGCTTTTTGCCTGTCTTTTCATCAATAGTATACTGCCCTGTACGAAGATCAACATTCTTCTGGGATTTAGACATCGAGATAAGAGTAGACGCTCCACCACCATTCTGATACTTCTTTCTAAGTTCAGAAATATTATTGTCATTGAAGGACTGTTTGTAATCAAGATTATGCTTACCAGTATCTATTATAACCATCGAGTGTCTGACTGCTCTTGCAAGTTCTTCTGGTGAAGCTCCTTGTAAAGTCATGTCGGTTATAAGGTTTGAGATTTCTCCCATCTCACGACCTTCACGACTGCTTCCCTTTTTCCAAGGAGAGTTGGTTCCTTCCGGTCTTTTGTATGTCTTCGTATCGAAGTTCTTCAGTCCTTCAAGTGCCGGAGAGTTTACCCATTTACCATCATTATCAGGAATGACGAGAACACTATCTCCATCAAAGTCTGCACCAGACAACTGTTCAGCAACTTTAGGATTAATACCTACTGCATCTGAAGCAGTGTTTCCAATTGTTTTCTTAGCTTCAGTATTCTTGTTATTAACAGTTAGCCTTGGTATCTCAAATATTCCTCCATGTGGATGACGAATAAGAATAACACTATCACCATCATTCAAACGAGGAGCATATATTTCATTTTCCTTCATGTCGGGAAACGGAAGTATTACTGCCGTAGATTGTCTTGGCATAGCCGCCGCTTTAAGAGCTACTGCTGCAGCATCACATTCGTCGGCGAAGTCGAGTAACTCGGCACGTTTTATTGTAGGGTTTGTAATAGACAGTACATCATTAAAACTTTCCTGTTTAACTTTCAACGATATGTCAAGCTGACTCTTTGCAAGAGATGGCGACTGCTTTGACAATTCTTGAGACGCCAGAGTCCTCGACCAATTTGCCCAATCTCCCTCTTCGTTCACTATATTAAGAGCAGAAAGTTTTGTATTGCCATCATCATCGATATAATCTTTCTGCTTAAAAGAAGCACCGAACGGATTCGTTGGGTTTTTGGTATCCTGTAGTTTAAAAACAGAATCGAAACCCGAACCACTCTTCTTGTTAGTATTGTATACGACATCATATCCATCAGGAATATCGTCAGAATATACTGCCATTCCTTTCATATAACCAAGAGTTCCGGTTCCATCTTCTTCAACACCAATTCGAACTTGCATATAGTGTTTATCGCCCATGTCAAGTTCTTTAACGCCTCTTCTCAACTGTATAAGACCGTCTCTGTCTGCTCCACCATCTTCTTTGTATTTAACGAAGACTCTATCTGAAGATATGTTGTTGGGTGGCTGGTTTTTTCTCGGACCAGTATAGCCGCCGTCTTCGAAATATACTTCTTGCACAGGTTTAACATCGAGAATATTGTCATATACTTCTTTCGTTTTTACTCCGGGTTTAGTAAGAACCTTAATAGTAGTCATTTCTCCGGTTCCCATCTGTTCGACCTTTATTGAGTGAACTTTATAGCCTTCTTCTTTCATAAGATTAATTGTATTCTTTAATCTTGTTTCAGATATACCAAGCCACTGTTCAGTACCTTTACCAACATCCAAATATGGATTAGTTTCAAGCTGGCTCTTTAGAGTATCAGATATGTTTTTGGTAGATTCTTTCATTGGTGCGCTCTGTCTATTAAGCCAACTACGCACAGTGGAATCAGATACCTTCAGACGTCTTGCTATCTCTGCAGGAGAAACGCCTTTGTTTCTAAGCTTTAAAGCAGTTATTCTGTCGCGATTAGTATTCTCTTTTTCTGCAGTAATTCTTGCTCTGAGCTGAGCAGTATTCATGCCCAAAGCCTCAGCGGTCGCTTTTTCGCCCATCTGTTTCTTCATATCGTTGACTCTTCTAAGAAAGTCTCGTGAACGCTGAGGGTCTTTTCCTGATCCCCATGGATAACGCCCCGAATGACGAGGGGTTCCATAGTGCATAAGATACTCTTCGTTTTTCAGTTCGTCATTCATTAGACATTACTCACTTTCTTTAAATAATTTTATTTTGTCATCAGAATCTATTATCTTTTGCATTACATTGACAATGTCTTCTGATTTCGGATTATCTCTTAGTATTTTATTATTTTGATAAATACGAAGAGCAATCTGAATGTCATATGGGTCTATTCTATATTCGAGACAAAATAGTGCTGCGTAAATATAGAGTTGTTCCATATGAGTTTTTCCTTCACCAGTCTTCAAATCATGAATTCTTAAAATATGCTTCTCTTCGTCATAAAGAATTGTATCAGCTGTACCAAAACAATTTTCTGAATAATACAAAACTAATTCTGGAGTCATTCCAAAATCAATCGCATCATTTACATACTTAGCAAGAGTCATATTTGAGTTTGGCAATTTTACCTTTTGTTCTATTAGCTTCTTTGCAATATCATGAAGAATAGTTCCTCTTTCGGCAAACTTATACTTCAAATATGATTTTTTTAATTGATCTTCGTCGTAGTTAAGCCAATGATATTTTGAAGCGGACAAGAAGGAGTGTTTACCTGCGAGCCTGAAATGATTGTTCCATTGCATCAAGAACTTCCTCCTTGTTTTCAGGATAAATAAAAGCGCCAAAAGAATAATGATTTGCATATTTTACGTAAAACGCTTGATTTGCCTGACGGTGTGCATCCGTAAACTTTTTGCATTCAAGCATAGCCCAATGATTTCTCCAAACGACAGTTAAGTCTGGAATGCCTTGAATATCATTAGGATCGTTTTTTGTAATAATGGCACCCGGAAACCGTTCCATTATTTCTTTTTTAAGATCTGCCTGAAAGTCAGTCTCTCTTTTGTAGTTCCTCATAGTTTTATTCCTCCTTATAAAACTTTGATGGTGCTTATGGTAGGCTTCGAACGCTACACAGCCCATGTCTAATAGTTCCGAGGACATAGACCCAACTCTCGGATGTCTTTGGCTGCCAGTTTCATCACATAAGCATAAAACGTAAGAGAACATGTTTTAAAACATAAGACATATTCACTTTCTCCTCTATTAAATGCCGTGTTTTTTGAGCGTAACAAATTCAAAGCAAAAAAAATAAGAGTCCGTGTTTATTTTACGCAGACTCTTAAGTTTAGAGTAGTTATTCTGTTTCTTCGGTTTTGATTATTTCTGAAAGATTTGTACGAATATCCTTCAATTCGTTTGTTAGCGCTTCGAGTGTGTCCAGCTGTCCAAGTTCGTAGCTTTTTCCTATTAAAACACCAACCATAAAAGCGCCTATCCAGCTTAAATATGGTTTTTTGATATAAGTGCATAAACTTACAATTGCTCCAGCACAAGCGCCCATCAAAAAGAGTTTCTTCTTGTTTTTTGGATTTGCAAAATCGTTCATAATAAATTCCTCCTGAAAGATAAATTATTGAGAATTACTTCTCTATTAAACAACATGTTTATTTTTTGATTTTTTTGAAAAAAATTTTTAAACACCAAAAAATTTCAACTCCAAAATAAAAAAGCCCAAACTGCGTAACAAATTCTTTTGGCTATATATAGCCATTTGCGGGTATTTTGTTACTCAATTCAGAAATTAAAAATATAAACTTTTAAAAATTTTTTTATTTTTAAAAAAGTTTATTTTTAAGAAAATTTTTTTGAAAATAGCAAAAAAAATAAGAGTCCGTGTAAAACATACATGGACTCATTAATCATTTTAGAATATTATTCCAAATTCTTTTATATACAATTGTCTGTATTTACTATTTCGAGTTACGTTTTTTACATTAAAGAACGGAATTAGTGATTTTGCTCCCCAAATTATCATTGCTTTATTACGAAGAGACCATACATTTTCAATAGCTTCAACAACATTCTTTCCTAAATATAGGTCAGAATGCTTGTCATACCATTTTATTTCTGACTCGTCTTCATATGCCCTAAGTAATTCGTCGTGAGCATTCTCAAACTCTTTCTTTAATCTTTTTAACCTAAGTTCTCCAAAAATTGTCATATAATGACCTCCTTTAATATTAAGAATTGGTTTATATTCTTCTATTAAAAGGCGTGTTTTTATGACAAAATATATTATTAATCAATAACAGTAGGTACCGCAGGAATCCACATTTTAGGGTTAAAATTTATCTCGTAGTGATATGGATCTACGTTTGAAACCTCCAAATCCTCAACTATATAAGTCACATTGTCAGAAATACCAATAATCTGTTTATTATATACCCCTTTCTGATATTCGGTTATAATTTCAAGCTGATCATCACCGCTATCGGCAAATATAGCAGAACGACCCTCCATCTGGAACAGTGTATCTCCGGTTATACAATCAATAATAGTTATCCGTCGCACACAATTGAAGCTGTCTGCCTCCGTTGCAAGATTCTCCCGAACCTTATCAGCCTCCTGTCCGTAACATCCAACCATGGAAAATACACAAATCGTGGCAAGAATACCACAAATAAACTTCTTAATCATTATTTTTCCTCCTTAAAATCACAGGTTATCAGTTCTGAATATGGCAATGTCTCGACCCATTCAACGAACCCGACTGACCATTCGTCAAGCTTGTGGTTTTTGCGCGAGTGATACATATTCCTCAATACTGCATAATTCATCTGAATAGTTGCACGCTGATTATAGCTTGATGGAAGAAGCTGAATCATCTGATACCAATACTTTTTATCCTTAGTATTAATATAATTTTTACGCAGGCAATTTAACACGTCAATAGTATCATTTAACGAAACATTAGCATTAACGATATACGATATATTATCAATAAATGTTGTTTCATTCATCATATTCCTTAACCATTCGTGCGAAAAATCATCTTTTGTAAACTCTTTCGCATGGATTTTATGCATCGTCGAGCAAGAATTTCTGACCGTACCAACCTTGTACGTGTCGGATTCTTTCCACCAGTAAAGCGGAGCAGTGATGTCTACAGTAACATTTATCATTCGCATGAACTTCGAATGATCTGACCCCGCCTTAACAAGCAGCAGCATGAGCTTTAAGTCATTTTCACCTATAACAAAATGACCGCGATCTCCGCAACACTTTACGCCTTCCATGTCACATTCAGCATAACTATCACTCTGTTCCCAACTATTCATAGGATTCCGCATGCCTCTTATAGCCGCTTCCCAACCGTCAACACATGTGTTTTCAAATTTAATCATTTTGGTTTACCTCCTTATCCCAACCATACATTTTTGCCATTACCTGTAGTTTTTCTTTTCTTCTTTCTCGTGCTGCTTTTGTTTCTATGCCCTGCATTAACGATACAACACCGCAGATAATAGTAATAAAAGGATATATTATATTGGAACCTCTATGCCAATAAACACAAGCAAACAAGCAGGCGATTCCAACGAGTATATCAATAATTCCTATAACAAATTGTGCTTTGCGTTTTATTATCATGGTAAGACCACTCCATTCTTTATTTCAATACTATATGATGTGATCGGTTCATCGGCAAGTACAACGGATTCTCCGTTTATCTTAGCGATTATCTTAACATCTCTTTTATCAGAATCTTTTCTTTTCTGTTCAAACATTTCATCAAAGGCTTCGTTTATCTTTCGACAAACATTTCTGAGTACATTTCTTTCTCCTCATAAAAGTGAAATTTTGTTTATTAGTTTTCTTCCCACCACGGCTCATCTTCGTAATATACTCCACCATCAAAGCCGTATTTTTTATCAAGCAATTTGGCAAGTTCATCTGAAACTTCTTTGTGTGGTCTATATATATAATACTCTGCCTTTGTTATTTTCTTATGTTCGAGTCGAGCGTTCCATATTTTTTTAATATCTATATTATATATAGTTTCGTGGTCATTAAAGAGATTGGCTACATTATATCCATCAAGATAACCCGAATAAGTCCAGTAGGCATTCCATGGCAGTCGTTCTATAAAGGTGCATTTGTAGGGATATGTAAGGTGATAACTTGTATCTATATTATGATAGCTATTAGGATTAAATCCATTTTGTTTCTGAGACTCAAACCCTAATTTAAACCATTTTTTATATATTTTATATTTACGTTCGCTAATCACCGCTTATCCTCCTCATAAAATTATTCTTCTATTTGATTTCATATATACGATAACAATAGACTGTATCAATATGCGTATCATCTAATACTAAGTATACTGTAAGCCAATAACGCGAGTAAAAATACTTGCCATTATCCTCTATTTTTTTTATTGTTTTGTATGAAATGAATATCTTCTATTTCTTTTTCTTCGTCATAGATAGGTTCGAATGTTTTATCGTCTACAAAATCAGCACCTTGAAAGACACTGAAGTTACGTAAATCTTTGATTTTCATTCCTCCTTTATTTTTTACTATCTGTATCCCAATCTATCTTTTGACCACAATCAGGACAGAACGTAACAACAGGCACAACCTTGCCATCACTTATGTTTGCAAGAACCTTGTCACAATTAGGACATAATGCATAATCTTCCCTGCAATGCTCGCCATGCATATCCCATTCTTCATGTTCAGTCTTGTATTTTGTAGGGATCAATAATTTTCTTGCTTCTTTATATTGGGCATTCAACCTGTTCTCTAAATCCCTACACCATACATATTTGACATACTGGCATATCTCCAAAACCTCATCAGCCGACAATGACGTACACCGAAGATTGATGTCATTTTGAACACGTTTGCGAATGTCGTTAAAACACAGTTTGTCGTTTTCCATATCCACAAGCGTATTTTCAATAAGATGTTCAAGATCACTCATTTTCTTCCTCCTTTGGTTGCCAATAAATCACTTTTGATTTAGGATATTTATATAAATCATCACCGTACCATTTGCCCATAACATAATGTGCGACTCCAATTTTTAACGATGTGGCAAAATCTCTCCCATAATTCTCATATTCAAATAGTACAAGTACATCTTCATAAGTGATAGGTTTCTTTTCTTTTGCATTTATCCATTTATCAATAGATTCTGCCATTTTCATTCCTCCTTAAGTACATTCTCTGCATTAAGAATATCAACCCCACACGCATCGTTTTTGCCTCTGTATCGTGAGAGTATACGTATTGTTTCCTTCTGGCCTGTATGTCTATCAAACTGGTCGACAAATGCAATCTTATAAGTGTAATCCATTTGTATTCCGTGACCTTCTCTGTTAGGATAATCCATCTCTATCAAATGGTCCAAACAAAATTTACGAAGAATATCGGCCGTTTCTTTATCGTTGACATATATTGCTATATAACCAACGTAAAATGCCGTTAAAGCCATCTCATAAAACATATCTATTGTGGTCTTTACGTTAATCATTTTTAGTCCTCCTCGGGTGCTAATATTCGATGCTGTAATAGTTCCTTGCATAGATTATCTACTCTTTTGTTGTCATTATCTGCATTCACCAAGCAATCCTCCGGTTCCCAACTATTGGGATTTTCAAACCACTTATAGAACAGCTCCATGCAATTAGGACATATGTCTATATGTTTTACTGGAAAGGTTCTCCCGGTATCAATATGTTTATTCCCGAATGCGATAAAATTCTCAGTGTCTGGGTTATAATCGAAATATCCATTACATCTGTCACATTTTAAAGCCGTCATTTTCAGTCCTCCTCATAACAGCCAAATTAAGAGAATATCAATACCTATTAGAACAAGAGCGCCTAAACTAATCCCAATAGCTACACCAACGCTCCTATTTTTTAGGGAATCAATTATCATATATATGCTTATTCCTGTTCCAAATAAAGATAAAAGCAATAAGCTACCAAAAAGTATTAAACTCAACATTATATCACCTCTCATGTTCCTCATTTAACTACACTAATGTGTTATCAAATCGTATCCCTCCTGATCCTGAATGCAGTTATCATCAGACACATATACGCCTTCTTCGCCACGAGAACAATAATCCCCGGCTTCGAATCCGTCCGAGCACCACATCGAGCATACAATATCACGTGGATTCAATTCTCCTTCTTTGTTCCTAACTGCATATTTACAGCTTATACACCTTACGATTGCTTTAATTCTCTCGTCCATAAAAATACTCCTCGTAAATTATTCTTTTATTATTTCGATACAGTTCAAGACAATTGGCTCGGCAAGTACAACGGATTCTCCGTTTATCTTAGCGATTATCTTAACATCTCTTTTATCAGAATCTTTTCTTTTCTGTTCAAACATTTCATCAAAGGCTTCGTTTATCTTTCGACAAACACTGTCGTAAGCATATTCCCATAACCATTCACCACTATTATAATACTCTATAAAAGAGTTTATATTATTTATAGCTTCTTCCGTACTGATTCCATCACTCATTTTATTCCTCCTTTAAAAAACTAAACTTATATCCATGGTGGTGTGATTGCCGCCCTGTTGCTGTCAAATATACTTTATTTCTAAATCCTCCTATATCTTTGGATGCTTCGGTACAACTGCTATATGTTTTACCATTATTTTGACAATAAACCTTATGTTTTACGGGTCTTCCTCTTTTCTTTACCATCATGTCCCTCCTCGAAATTTACTCCTTTATCAATAGCAAAAGCCTTCTCGTTAAACTTTTTTTTAGTTTTTATAGCGTTTTCAACAGATTTGTCAATGTCGGAATCTGTTTTAAAAATATAATAGTATAGTTTTTTGAACGGGGTATTCATTCGGTCTATACGCCCCATTGATTGTTTAAATTGTTTATACGAATACGGTAAACTATAGAACACGATTGTGTCGGTTTCTATGCAATTCCAAGCCTCTGAACCTGCCGTGTATTGCACAAAATATAGCCAATTATCTGTATTCATATAGTCTTCATGTTTGTGTCCATTCCATTGTGTATATGGTATCTTATTGTTAACAGCCATTTTCTCAAGCAACTCAAGTTCGTAATTAAAGTTGTAGAAAACTATTATTTTTTTACAACATTTTTTATAAATATACAGCAGCTTATCGTTTTTATTAGTATTGTTATTACAAATCTTTCGTAAAATATAGCAATACTCACCAGCATTTATGATAGGCGGAAATCTGTCAAATATTTTTTCCTTATATGGATTCCAACGATTTTTCTCAACCTCTGAGTACATTTTTTCATCATATGGAACAACAATTGTATCAATGACTTTTTCCGCTTTGCTTTCATAATCCATGAGTATTAAAATCTGTTTTCTATATCTTTCAAGATATTCAGTATAAATAAATCTTTCTACTTTTGGAAACTTACAATAACGATTGAATATAACGTGTTTTGTGCAAAACTCGGTTTTGTTTTTATAGAAACCATTAGCAACAAAGACGGGAACGTAATCCATCCAATTGTCTCCCGGTGTAGCTGTCAATAAGATCCATACGTTGTGTTTTGCTATCTTGAAAAAGTTTTTAACCCATGTGCCGTACCCGACAAGTCGTTGCTCATCAAATATGAAACAGCTATTCTTAATATTGGCATACTTAGCAATATTATTCCAAGAGTCTATAATTACATCGTTTTTATTAATTCCTCCAAGTTTATCAATATCGCCAAGCCATTCTCCGCTATCTCGTTTCTTTGCTGTTGTGATTATAACAAGCTTCTTGTCTAAGTGTTTTTTATGATACCAATATAATGAAGTGAGAGATTTTCCAGAACCAGTCCCACCACAAAGTATGGAACCAGTTCTGAGTCTCTCTATTGCTTCAAGTTGGTATTCTCGAAGTTGAATAGACATTAATAGATAATATCCTCATCTTCATCGGCAAAGTAGTCGGGCTCAACCTCGACTCTGAGAGTATGGAGATATGCCTTGATGCGATCTTCGCCAGTCCTATCGTCAACCCAATAACGAGGTCTAACAACTACATCTGCCTTGAGAATATGCGCAAAATCGAGCTCTCCCACAGTCTCTTCAGAGAGGAGAACGCCTCTTTTACCCTGAATCATCTTAACCTTTGGCGGCTGATGGAAGTTAAAGTTGATCGATACGGGAAGATAATATGATTCTTCATCTCCTTCTTCTCTGGGAGGACGAACCTTTATTGCCCAACCCTTATCCGAGAGTTCATCCGCAGTCTCCTTGTTCACGAAGATAACGAAATTTCTGTTACCTTCTCTGTTGAACTTGGTCTCTCTTCCGGAGAAGTTGAGGAAACCGAGTCTTGCATCCTCAATGATTACGTTTTCATAGTTCTTTGTGATTGCCATAGTAATAGGCTCCTTTCAAAAATATAAATTTATTTAGAACGGTAGACCGTTGATAAACATATCAAAGTCTCCGAACTTGCTGATTGTTGCAACTGCATCATTAACCAGTTTTGTATAATATGATTTGTCAATTTTGTCTTCAAGATGGAGATTTCTAACCATTTCGGATTCCATCCAACGATAACCCTTTGTTCCGCCAAGAGCATAATATTTGTTATCCTTGTATCGATATAACAAACCTCCTCTTGCACCTTCTACAACGGGACAGAAACTTCCAACCTTTCCAACAAATCTGTAATTGTGTCCCTCTGCTATTTTATCCTGAAGCTCTTCGTCAGATAACGACTCAAATTCAGGATTAAGTTTCGGAGGTCTCTTGCTTATTGTTTCGTTCCACTGCTTGTACTTTGTTCTCTGTTCAACTTCTTTTTCATATTCTGATGTGTCGGGATACCCTTCATTCATATCAATATATATTGCAGAAGTTGAGGACTTAGTCTCACAGAAATCGTCAAATGAATATGGTTCATGACTAAACAATGTTTTAAACACATATGGAACTGCGAACTGAGTGCCTGTAGCGGTCCAGTACCCTGTCTTTTCATAATCAGAATATTCCGGGTCTTTATCTGAAAGCTTGGCAATATATACCGCGTCGTTAACAAGAGCAATTCTATCAAAGACATGCTCTGTTTCAAACGTGTAGCCATACTTCTGACCATAGTCAAATATAAACTGCCTTGTCTCGTCATCCATGAATTCGACCTTAACAGAATCAGTTTTGATATGTATTACATGCTTTCCGCGTTTCTCAAGCTCCTCCTTAAGATTGATCATAAAGAGGGCTCCACGCTTAGCAACAATATTATCGACATTTCTTGGGTCTCTGAATATGTTATCGAAATGAGCCGAAGTCATTCCGTAGACTGAATTTATTGGAATTTTAAGAGCTTTTGCGGCGGCCTTAGCTTTCTTCTTATCTCTAAAGCCGTCAACGAGTTTACAAAGGGCATCTGCGGCATTCTTATCTGTATTGTCCAGAACTTCGTGTATCATCTTCTGAGCGCCGTCAATATCCATATGCTTGATAAATATACGCAGGTCATAAATTAGCTTATACTGCTTTGTATACCTATCACCAAATATATTAAGTGCAAAAGCAGAAGACGGATGCATTCCTGCAACGTCCTGAGTCTCAGCATTATAATATATGCCGGGGTCTGCCCATACAAAACCTCCTTCTCCAACCTCGTATCCCTTATAAGTAGACACTCCGTTTTCAAATTTATAGCCGGGAAACTCTTTTGACAGGTCTGTATATACAAATTCACCATGAGGCTTCTTATTATTACCGAATATAAGTCTTCCAGTGAGAGTATTAGACGTATCATTCACACACGATTTTGTATTTGTGCAAAATATATTAGCAATTGTAACGAGAACCTCTCTCGATTCAAAGTCTGCAATGTTTGCTTCAAATACGGCTTCCGTGGATACTACGTCGTTAACACAATATTCAGCTACCTTTTTCCAAAGCTTCTCGGGAACAGGTTCGTTCCAAGGAAGACCGAGCTCCAAATGACGAATTCCAAGTTCTACTTCCCATTTCTTTAGAGATTGTTTCTTTGAACAGAAATCATAAATATCTGTATACGAAAGATTATACGCTTCTCTGAATTTGGCATTCTTAAGTTTTCTCTCGATTATGTCTTGCGAGAGATTATAAAGTTGCAGGTTTGTGTATCCAAGTGAAGCGGCATACAATATATGATTATCATAATCTCTATTATTAAAACCGATTAATCGATATTTAAATAGTTGAGAAACATCATTTGCAGACGGATTAATCATTGTATTTGTTTTCTCTGAGCCCCTTAGTTTCCAACAAATTACAAATAAATTCGGGAAAACTTCAACGTCAAAAAAGACAATTTTAGCTTCTTCTGCATCGACCGGTTCACCCGGTTCATCAGAATGCCACTTCATTTGCTGAACCATTTTTAGACAGTAGTCAGCATTGTTTGAACTACTTATAGCAAATGTTCTTACTGCCGCTCTCATGTCCGATACGTCATAGTGCTCTCCTGCATTATAAGATTTATCAAGAACCATCTTAATCATGTCAATAGACGGTTTCGTATAGCCATGAATCTCTTTGTTTAAGTTTTTCTTAATAATGGTTCTTAACCCTTTTTCTCCTAAGATTATATCTTCATTAATCATTTTTTTACCCTCCTCTTTTAACGGCAGCCCTCCGCTTAATGAAGATACGGTCATTGAATTACACCTCGATAATTTGCGCCTCAGAGATGCGTTTCCCGTGAAGACTTTTATCTCGATGTAGTCATCAAATATCCTTGATAATTTATCTACGTCTCCTGTAAAAATATAATGAAGATGTAGACCATTTCCTCCTTTTGAGACCTCTGCATATGTTGGCGGAAACTTTGTCGCTGCCTTAAGACATTCCTCTAAAGACTTATTGCCATTACTATCTCGACAATCAAAGTCAATAACAATGTGATTGAGCGGTGGCATGACATAATGGGTCTTATCGGAGTTAAGCTCTTTCAGCTTAGTTTTTACCTCGCCCCATTTACGTCGCGGTTTATCTTCAGAATTTGCGTACTGAGCAACACATTCCGACAACGTCGCATCCAACATAGATTCATGTTTTGTTAAATTTAGCCAATCTGGAAGTTTTATAGAAGACTCGTCATTTTTTTCTTCCGAAAGAGTTTTTATAGATTCAACGTTTTCAAATCCGTCTGCGCCTATAAATTTGTATGCTCTGAATCCGTAAAATATTTTTTTATACTTCACACCATCAATAGTGGTTTCTTCAAAGTATTTATCAAAATATTCTTTCATCTCTGATATAAATACTCTTTTTGTTAAAGGATATTTTACAAGAGCATCATCGCACCAGATTTTGTAATCTGACCAGGCCTTATTAACACCAACAAGATTTTCTTCTTTGTAGTTGATATAATTCTCTTTGATAAAGTCGAATAAATCGTTTGTCTCATCCATCATTTTTGTTGGTCTATAGGAATTATAATAGTTTTTTCCAAGCTCCTTATACTTCTGTAAACACTTATAAGCAATGCCGCCATATTCAAATGGTAACATCTCTATGACCTTATTATATCGGTCGACCGGAAGTGTTCTATTTGACGGGTGCACATCAATGAGTCTTCTTATAATGCCCGATTTAGCTTCAGAAATTTTAACAGGTCTGTTTGTGCCCATAAGAAGAAAAGCATCAAAACGCATTCTATATGCAGATTTGAACTTCTCGTTTACATTCATTTCCTCATGAGAAACAATGCTGTTAATTTTTGTATTGTCTTCAATTATAGATAAGTCGCCATCGTGTTGGATTGCTATTAAAGGATTATCAGCGAAACAAGACAAGCTGAATTGCGCATTACTATTTGCAAGCTGCTTTGAGTCAAATATGCCTGTATAGCCCTTAAACATTCCCTGAATAAGGTTTAAAATCGTAGATTTACCTGAACCGGGAGGACCTACAAATACCAAGAATTTTTGTATTTTTCTACTATCTCCTGATATAATAGCGCCTATTGCCCACTCTATTTTATCCCTTTCGGTTTTGTCATACAACGTGGATATTAACTCGTCATAAGCGGGAGTGTCTTGCTCCTGTATTGAATATGGAAGTCGAAACGATACATAATCTTTTTGTTCTATTTCGGTATTTTGAAATATAATTTTTCTGTCTAATGGATGAAAATTTTCGTTTATATTTTTGCAATACTTACTGAATGTGTCGAACAAATGAGAACTATAATCGGACATTAGTCGGACTCGACAATTTTGTCCAATAAATTGTTTCATTTCCTTGTCTATTCTCTCGGCAACAATATCTTTATTAGTTGTCCAAAGCTGTTTTTGAGGGTCGTATACGGAATAGAAATCTCCACCCTTAACCATCAGATCTTTAGATTTTTTTCCAACTATAAATTCTGGATATTTTACCTCGCATCCATTTTTGTATGTTGTTTCAACTTTTACAAAATCATACAAAAAGTAAAGCCTCCTTTCTAAAAATATAAAAAGATTGAGCATTGCCTCAATCTTTGTCGATTAAATAGATTTCATATTTGTGTAGTTTTCCGTTTTTGTAAATTTCATATACTTTAAAAATATCGTGCTTATTATAAGCAAGACAAAATTCAGCATTACGTGGAAAATTATGAGTAAATTCTTCGAAATACATTTTTATTTTGCATTCCCTTAAACCTCCTCTAAAAATCTTCACCTTCTGATTTTTGAAATTCTTAACATAAGATTCAACATCTAAACCGTATATTAAATCATCCAGTCTCAAACGGTAAATTCCATACATAATATTACCTCCTTTCATTAAAGGGGGTGTTTTAAAAATACTTTTCGCTAATGTAAAGCTGCATTTGCATATATAGGCATTCTTTTCTCATGTCTATATTTCTGCTATTAATATTTAATGGAAATAGACTACCGTGGCCGTTTCTCTCATATGTATGTCTCATTATTTTACGCATTTTACGCTTTATGAGACGCTCTGTAAATTCTATCGAATCTGCTTGCCAACATGAAGCGTCGTCTGCATACTCTTCCTTGTCTATATTTATATTATATAAAACTTCCCAAAAGAGATTTGCAGCGCCGTCATGTATATTATTTCCCGGTTCGTATAATATTTCATGAAAACCTTTATATGTCAAAGATATAAGCATCTCCAATATTGTGCACGGTCCCTCAGCTGGCCAATTGTCAGAAGATAGATGCTTCTCGTCTAAATACGTTCGCCTTAAATCGACGCCACAATCAGAACGAGCAGAATCCTTTGGGATTGTCCATTCGTAGTCAATGGTTGATAATACATATAATAGATTCTCATTATTTTCGCCATCTACTTGGTCTACCAACCATCTAAAATATCCGTCAGTCAAATATAATTCACCTCCTAAAGGGCGAAGCTCAAAGGCTGTGCTTCTACAGCCGCCCTCAAGCTTTAAGATTTTAACCATTTACTTTGAAAGTATTATTTGATTTATCAAAATATTTTTTAAACACCTTTGAATTTACCTCGTTTATTTCTTTGTGTAATTCCAGTGATTCTTTTGGCGCCGTGGAGTCAATGGATATATCCATCTTAATCCCATCCGCCTCAAGAGCTTTCATTGCCTTAAGAAATGCGTCGAGTTTATTCTCGTATGTTTTTACCTTCATATTTTGAGTCATTGTCATAGTTATTCCTCCTTTAAAGAAATTGGTTTATTTTCTTCATATATATCCGTGTTTTTTGCAACGGTATTAAAGAGGAATATATGAGTTTTATGTTGCAGATTCTTCTCTTATTTCGAACATCTGTTCTATTCTGTCGTTGCGGATATAAACAACGTCACACTTATCAATAAGACCAAGGTTTTTCAGTCCTATTACATCATCTATATCTACTTCAACGCCAAACTCATCACCATCGGCATCTATCAATTTAGCGTCTTTGGTCCAGAACAAGCAATGTTTATAGAACTCGTCGATGTTTTTCGTGAATTCCTGTTCCGGTATTACTATTGGCTCTGATGCCCATGGATTATCATACTCAGCAAAAGAATCAGAATTTTTAAGCTTCTCCGTTTTATTTTCCGCTATCTCGATTCTGTCTGAACGTTCGATGTTATTCATTATCTCCGGAGTTGTTTTATTTTTCCCCTGGTTCTTTGATACTTCAATTCCTCCTCCTGAATATAGTTTATTATACTTGATTTCAGAACTGTTTGTCTTTTTTTCTTTTTTATAAGTTAAAACACCGTCTGAAGTATCTGTCTTTTCTTCTTCAGTAATTGCTTCTTCTGCCTCTTCGTCAATAGGTTTTTCATAATGTTCAATTAATTTGTCTATTTCCTCCTGGCATTCTATTCCAAACTTGTTCTTAGCATAGGCATATGTTACTCCGGCACTTACAACAGCTCCGAGAGTAAACCAGATACTTGCAAATACAAATTTATTCATGTTTTTCCTCCTTTAAAGAAATAAATGTTTTGCTCGTTCAAGAATTGCTTCATTGTCTCTTTCGATTCGACTTCCCGTAGCTCCTTTTTGGTAATTGTACTTGCCTGTATAACCATAAGCCGACTCATTATCCATTCTACAAAATACAAGCTGAGCAATTCTTCGACCAACTGGAATTTTAATTCTTTTATTCGTTGCGTTGAATAATTCAAGCGTTATTTCTCCTCTGAAACCGGGGTCTATCCATCCTGCGTTATGAATAAATAAACCCAATCTTCCGATTGATGACCTGCCTTCAACAAAAGCAGAAATATCTTTTGGCAAATTTATAAATTCCAGAGTGCTTGCTAATATAAATTCCTTTGGTTCAATTATTATCTCGTCATTAGATATCTCTTTTGGAACGTACTGTTCGAGGTTACTATCCATTGATATATATGGAATACTCTCGTCTATTGTCAATATAGACGGTCCGATTCGTACATCAATAGATGCTGGCTGTATTGACCATTCGGTTATGTTTTCAACAAGCGGAACCTTCTTGTTGCATAAAGAGGTCAATGTAACGTCACTTAATATCATCTGTGTCCTCCTCAAGAGCTTGCTGAATATATACAACGATATCTGTGTTAAACATATAAGGAGTGCCAATACCTGCCATAACAAAAACATATCTGTTTGTAAAGTAAACCTCGGTCCATTCTCCAGCATTTACTATTGTATCTACATTATTGTTGCCGTTTTTAATAATAATATGCAGAGCATGCTTTCCGTCGATTGGCGATACTCTGAAAACACTGTTATCTTTTTCGATAGTATCCATAATCAAATATACCTCCAGATAGGTCCGTCAACATTAAATGTAAGTTTCCATATTGTTGATTCTCTTCTGCCTGTTTCATGATTCTGGAAAAGGTCATAAATATAACTCAACTCACTAATGTCTTCGCCGTTTTCATGCTTCTTATCAATAGCAAAAGCAATGTCATCTCTACGAATTTCTTCAATGTGAAAATCTACAAATTCGTCAGACTTAATGCCTGCTTTCTTTGCTTTTGTGTTGTTATACAGCCAACCGACCTGCGAAGCTATTGCCGCCATTGTCATGCCATTTTCCTTCTTCTTAGGAATCTTGATTCCAAGTTCTTCGAAAGGCTTGCTCAGAAATACATGACCGTCAATTTTTAATGTATTGTTTGTATCTTCTTGACATCTGTTTAACATAGCCCTCATGTATTCAGGCTGCTCGTTTTCCCAGTACATACTTGTTGATGGACAGAAATATATAGAATAAATATCATTAGGATTTGATATTATTATTTCTTTTTCTTCTCCTGTATTTTTATCAACAATTGTCATGGTTTCTTTTCCCGAAGCAAGAGCCTCAGCTTCATCTTTACCATACTTTTTCTCAACACGAGAATATAGCTGGTCATATGCCGTCTTGAAGAATTCTGCAGTTGCAACAGCGGCAACATATCTCTTTTTTATAATTCTAAAAGATGCGAGTATGCATGCCGTAGATAAAACAATAAGCCCTGCTGAAGGAGCATAGTTTCTTACAAGAGCAACTCCGGTATGGACCTTTGCAACATATCTGTCATGCTTTGCTACCTCAGGAGTATACTCTGTTCCGTCTTCGAGTTCTCCTCCCTCAACCTCAGCGACATCTATTTGTTTTATTGTCTCCTTGTGTGTTTTAACTATTTCCCCAGCTTTGATCGTTTCCTTACAAGCCATGAATATAGCCGCTCCACCAGAGATAAGACCTACAGTGAGCAATATCTCAGGACTATACTTTTTTACTTTAATACCGCAAGTATTTGCAGTCTTTTTTATAAACGTTAATGCTTTATTCATTTACATTTCCTCCATTTTAGTTTTATTGAGTTCTTCTTTCCAAGCAAATATAAAATACTTGATGAACTCTTTCTGTTCTTCATTTACCGTGTCTATAATCTTTGCTGCGGTCATTATTGCCTGCCAGTAATATCTGAAGACAAGCTGGTCATATGATAAAGTAAATCTTCTTTTGACTGTAGCAAGAGTCATTTTAACAAGTTTTCTTGCTTCGTTGAGACGCGCTTCCTGCTCCATCTTTTCAGACTCAGAAAGTTCTTTTTTCCAAGACATTATTACTCCTCCTTTTAATATTCAAAATATCCATATTCTGGAACAAGAGATGGCTCGATGTAATAATACTGAACTTCTCCGTTTTCGTCACATATTGGGGTATTCTTAAACGTCAGATTATCGATGTCGACATCTCCGTCATTTGCTCCGTAGAACTGATCGTACATTTCGCGTGACCAACCTAAGTATTCGCCATACTGTCCCTTAGCCCACAGACCATTTCCTGTGGCAAGGTATTCGAGGTCTACCCATGCTGCCATCTTGTCACTATTGTATATTTCGGAGAGTTCGATTTCGGCATCTTCAACCTTGTCAAGTGTACTTATAAAAGTAGATCCTGTAACCGAGTCTACAAATATAAATTCATCAGACTTAAGAACCTTCTTCTTGAGTTTCTCGTTCTGCTTTGAATCGAACATGTCATTTGCAATCATGCTGTTTACCTTGTCTTTGATCGCCTTTGTTTTTTCTTTTCCAAGAAACTTATCCATTTCCGATTCAATATTCTTAAGCTTCTTGTTTGCTACAACAAGGGAACCTCCAAGGAGAGCTATCTGTTTAGTGTCGATCTTTCTTGACGCAAGTATACATGCTACAGACATTGCTCCCGTTCCTATTGCGGGCAAATATGCCTTCGCAAGAACTTTAGTTTTCTCCTTCTTTGAAAGTGTGCCATCTTCGGGCTTCGCTTCCTTGAGCTTTTCAATTGCAAGTGACGTCCTTTTAGCCACTATAAAATTTGTAAGGATTCCTAATCCTATTCCTGTGATTGTCAGTAATGTACTTGTTTTCGGTTTGTTCATTATTATTTTCCTCCTATTTAATAAAAAAAAATAAAAGAACTGAGGGAATGCCTCAGTTCTTATTAATATTAGTGATGGCTCTATTATGAGCCTTCATAGCTTCTTTAGCTTCTTTCTGCTCTTCGTCATGTATGTCATTATAAAGAGCCTCAGCCCTCATAATAGCATACATAAAAAGCATTCCTGCTAAAAAGCAAGTGAATAATCCGCTCATTTATATTGCCTCCTTTCCGTTTAATGGCATGTTTTTTGCAACGATTATTCGTCTTTCATGACTCTACTGTAAAGAACGATTTTGAACCAATTTGGATTTAAATTGGCATTCTCCATAAAAGATTTTGCGCTATACATACCATTAAATATTTTAGCATTACCAGTAGAATCAGCAACGACTTTGCCGTTGTATTCGTTTTTTATAATGTATTTGTATATAACTCTTTTCATATCGGTCTCGCTTTCGGTAGATTGATTATATAATCGGCACCGTCCCTTGAAACATAAGCATTGTCAAGGTTGGTCCAACCGTAGTCAGGACCAGTCGCCGGTCCTCTGAGTCTACTATGGTCAAATAAATCCGACACTGTAGCAACCCCAGTTTCCTCAATATCGTCTCTGAGCATAGTAAGCACTTTCTGTGCTTCGGCACGAGTTTCATATATTATTTCGTCGTACTGAAGGCTTCTGCTTCTATAAGCTTTAGTGTAATCCCTATCTCGTTCTCTGGCCGAAGAAGTATTAGACGAATATTTGTTATATGATACATATTTAGCGTTTTTCTTTCCGCTACCAAATATAGAGTCTACTGTATCCGACAGAGTATCGTGGATAAACAGTTTAAACTGGGGTAGGATTATGTCAACTACCAAGTGATTGACAAAAGTACCCCCAATATCTACTATAAATGATTTTGCTTTGTTCTCTTTTACTTTTCGAGTTCTTGCAGGAGCATCAAGAGATGCTTTTGTTTCCTGCTCTACCTCGTTTTTTGATCTGTTAGAATTGCATGGAAGTTCGTTTTTTGATGGCATATTCATTTCCGCCATAAGGGACCCTCCTTTTTAATCGTAAATATATTTGGCCTTATATTTTATAACTATTATCGGCTCGTCATTATCGTTCATTTCGGTCATATATTCAATCTGAAGTCTGCCATTTTTATCATTGATTGAATTTATCTGACAACCAAAATACTCTCCAAATCCAGTGTGCCGAACGTCCAGCCAATCGTAAAATGAGTTTATAGAATGCCAATCGCCATCGTCGAGTTCGTCATTATAATGTCTGACAGCCTCTTCAATTCGATTTACAGTAGATGTAAATTCCGAACCAGTGTTATAGTCCCTGACAATATACTCATTGGTTTTTAGGACTATCTCTCTATTGACAGGATTTTCTTTAAGGCGATTTTCTTCAACCTTCTTCTCGATTTCCTTGGCTTTCTTTTCACCAACCGTTTCGATGGTTGCCTTTGCTCTATCGGCAATCGTCTTTTCTGCTATTCCAAGCCCCATTTGTAGGGCATCTATTCTTTTGCCCTGAATATACTGGGCCATAAGAATAAGTGTAAATGCTGTCGATGAGGTAACAACAAGAGGCCAAAAGGTTTTAAATGCGATCTTTGCGGTTTCTGTTTTTGTAAGAACTGGCTCTTCTCCGTTTACTTCAGCTTGTCCTCTTTTGTCTTCGATTGCGTCCTCTTTTTTAAGTTTGTATTTTGGAGTTTCCTTTATCGCCAAATATAACGATACTCCTCCAAGCGCGAGACCTGCGATTGTCATGATTATTGGTGCTGCTTTTTTAACTTTTCTTGAATCCATAATAGACTCCTCCTTTAATAATAAAAAATATAGAGAGGGCTTGTTTGCTCTCTCTATACATTTGACGTTTACTTATCAGTTCTTACCAGATAAACCTGTTTTTTTCTTTGTTTTACTGTCACGTTTGAAAATCCAAAGACATCTATCGCATGCCTTGCCGAGGTCACACACACACTTGGTCTTGAATGCGGGTAATTGATTAATTCGACGGCCTTGACATTCATCTCTACAAACTGTGTAAGCGTTTCCCGCCAGTCTATGTGATTAGACTTCTTAACATTTTCATATGATGCTTCTTTTAAAATCATGGTTACATCCTCCTAATTGATAATTGAACGTTACTGTTCATTAATAACCATGTTTTTATTGCGATCATCGATTATTTGCTTGAGTTTTGTATTTTCGTCCTTTAGCTTTTTTATCTCCGCATCATACTTGGCCATCTGCCTGCATTCAGATAGATGTTTCTCTAATAGGTCGTCATATTTCTTTTTAGTAACTATCAAACGATTCTCACAGCAAGCATCATCCGTTGCCGTTTCTTCCGTTATGGGTTCCTCCTGTTCAAAAAGAACCTCGTACTCCCACATTTTTCTATAGCACGTCATGCATTTATATACATTAACAGGACCAATATCGTCGGAAACGTAATAATCTGAAACGTAATAATCTGAAGATCCGCAATAAGGGCAAGCATGGTTCTTTCTTACGTATTCACCAATAGTCATAATTAACAATCTCCTTTATTAATAGAATTTTCAAGTTCTTTAGCCTTCTGCAAACATACGTCTGCTTTCTTGAGGTCCTCATCTCCGTTTTTGGCAGAGGCTCTATACCTATATTTCCAAGCATTTAGTTTGCAAAATGTTAATACAGCTTCTTTTCCAAACACAACTTCCATCTCGTCCCAGCATTCCATAGCATGAATTTTATAGTGGTTGGGGTCTGTTGATGTATTAGTACTGATTTCCCCTTCCGCAAATGGACAGTGAAGGTTGTCTATGTCTTCAGCGAGGTATGCTGTTCGATCGCAGGAATGACATTTAAAATATGGTTTTATATCATCTGCTATCAATGTATACCTCGGGCTTCCGCACCAGGGACAACGGTGTTCTTTTCTTATATAATCGTGTATTGTCATCTTAATTATCCTCCTCGAAATTAATAACATCAAATATGACAATGTCTGCAGAGCCATCAATAAGGGCTCTGTATGTTTTATCTGGAGTTTTAATAAAAACATCTCTTGGTGCTTCTTCCGGATTCTCTTGTAATCTCGGATTCGGAGACGTCTTTATTACTCCGGTATTACATATTTTATAAATATAAATAGGTAAACCGAAAGCGGTCCACACAAATGACCCGAGCGTACATGAAGCTACAAAGCATCTAATGTCTGAAAGTATGAATCTGTAGCATAATGATGCTATTATTATGCTTATTGTCATAAATATCATTGTCATTGTGGCTATTTTTATTGTAAATTTTCTCATTTAAATTTTTCCTCCTTTGTCATCGTTGATAAAATTACATATTGTAGTCTATCGTATTCCTCTTTAGGAATATTTCCTATAAGGGTCCTTATAAATTTAACTTCCGGTTTCGTTATTGTGTCGGAAGTTGTGAGGACTCTATTAAGTATTTTAGCGGCATCCTGTGAAGCTGGCATAAGCATGTTATAGATTTTTTTAGTTTCCCTGTTCATTTACCCTTTCTCCTGTTCGTTAACGTCTATTCCTGTTATTTCTTTAAATACCTCAGGGTCGAAATTTGGTATGTTCTTAACCTCTTCCTTTTCTTCTTCAGTTAATTTTCGCCACATTGAAGCCCAAGATTCCTTATATTCAGCCGTCTTTAAATAACCTCCAGTTATTTTGTAATCTGGATGTGCTTCTTTTTCTTCGTTTGTCATATATTTTTCATCTACCCATTTGTTTGATTCTCCTCGTAATTTAGAATTAATAACTATAATACCCGGAAGGTCATAAAAATCATGCCTATTCATGTTTACAGGTTTGTTAAAAATATATAACGGCTGATTTATAGTATTAAAATATCCTGAATTGTAATTTCCTGAATTGTAATTTCCTGAATTGTAATTTCCTGAATTGTAGTCTCCTGAATTGCGGTTTCCTGAATTGAAGTTTCCTGAATTGCGGTATCCTGAATTCCAGTTTCCTGAATTGCAGTTTCCTGAATTGTAGTCTCCTGAATTGTAGTCTCCTGAATTGAAGTTTCCTGAATTGTAATTTCCTGAATTGTAATTTCCTGAATTGTAGTTTCCTGAATTGCAGTTTCCTGAATCGCAGTTTCCTGAATTGCGGTATCCTGAATTGTAGTTTCCTGAATTGCAGTTTCCTGAATTGAAGTTTCCTGAATTGCGGTGTCCTGAATTCCAGTTTCCTGAATTGTAGTTTCCTGAATTGCAGTTTCCTGAATTGTAGCCTCCTGAATTGCAGTTTCCTGAATTTGCTAAGTCGAGGACTTCATACCATGACAACTCTTTTATAATCACGATTTCATTTGTAACGCATTTATGTTCATCTGTAATTACTTCTCCTATGGCTTCTACTTCTGCTACTTTGTTTGTAGCTTGAAAAGGATAATATCTAAAGCAATTTGAAAGAGCCTTACAAAAATGAAAGCCCGCTTCACATAAACCTATTTTCCCTTCGTGTTTATAGGTTTTTCCTACCTCATACTGAAAACCTCTGCATGTCCAATCTGGATTAAATACCTTATAACCTTTAACACTCATTATTATTTTTCCTCCTAAGTTATTTTTTTGTAGTTTTTGTTAAAAGCTCAAGAGACGTGTGTCTCCTAAGCTTTGAGAAGTTATAGAATTTTTTACAGAATTCTATTTGTCGAATCCAGCAGTTCTGCTGTTGATCTATCGACGATCTTGTTCTTTTTCTCAGCCTGTTTTTTAAATATATATATTCCTACAGGCGCAGCAACTGTCATTCCTGCCTTAATAACATAGTTGATATCAACTTTGTTACGATGGCAGAGAATCGTGTCTCGCTGCTTCTGTAAGGTACTATATTTCTCAGTACCAGGCTGAGTCTTAGCAAGCTCCTCGTCGATTCGAGCAAGTTCCTTCTTGTCTGCTTTTCGCATTTGAATTCCTCCTTTCTGATTCCTCATTAAAGCAAGTGTTTTAAATATTAATTCATTACCAATAAATCTTGATAACTTTGATAAACTCCTCGATAATCCCGAACGTCGAGATATTCTGGAGTTTTTGTCGGCGCGATGTCAATTATGAGTTGTTCTTTTGCATAGAATGACGGGATTAACTCAAACTCAACATTTCCATGAACTTGCTTATCCCATCCGAGCCATGAATAATTAGAACCGAGGTCGACGTTCAAATCTACCATTCTGGCAAAATCAGACAAATCAAGAAACTTAATAAAATCTTCAACGAGTAAAATATCATTTTTCGAATATTCATCGAGAGCTTTATTTAGTTTTCTTTGAACGGAATTTGGTGTGGTGTAAAATATTATGTCGCCAAGTAATCTTATTCGGTAACGATATTCTGGTAAACTCGAAATGCCGTTACGCGTTCGATATTTAGGTCTTCTAATCATAATATTCCTCCTTTCAATGATTAGAAAAAAAAAAAGAGGGAAGAGTGTTTAATCAAGATAAAACATTTTCGTAAACCTCCTTTTTTAATGTCAAAAAATTTTTTAACGAATCGAAATATTTTTTATTTACTCTTCCCATTTAAAAGTATGTTTTAAATATTACTTTTTCATTTTTGGAATCCTCCAATCCGTAAACGGTGATATAATAATGTTTACCAAATCCGCTACTAAAAAATTCCAGCAGAAAGGTATTATTATTTTAGCCATGATAAGAATTGTGATTATATAAATGATAGTTGTCATGTTTAAAACCTCCTTTCATTAAAGAAAGTGTTTAAAGTTTGACAAGAAGCTCAAGAGACGTGTGTCTCCTGGGCTTTGAGAAGTTACTTGTCGTTAAATTCTATTTTTATAGTACCTCCATTATTTTGAATATACTCAGCAGTGTCCAAAAGAGTCGCAGATTCTTTGTCAAGAAAGAAAAGTCCCATTTTAGAAAGAGCCGCATTCTTCATCCGAGCGTCTAAATCTTCTCTCGATGTTGTATAATGCTTATTCTGCTCTGTGTTCCATAGGGTTATTTTTTGTTTCATTAAGCGCTTTTCTGCCCTGTACTCTCCAATGGCAGCGCTCATGAACATTCCCCCAACAGCAAAAAGCAATCCTGCTTTGAGATAATCCCGCGTCTCTGGACTAAGCTCCTCCCATTTTTTTCTTATTTCGCTTTTAGTCTTTTTTACCTTCTGCTCCTCATTAGTTGTTGATGTGTTCATAAATGAATACCTCCTAAAAATATAATATTTGAAGATAACTTCTTCATTAATGACCATGTTTAAAAACGGAAAAACATAAGCCATATGCATAATCTGCACATGGCTTAATTGTTTTACTCAGTCTCTTCCTGAGAGTCAGTTTCAGTTTCCTCTTTTTCAACCTTTTCAGTTGTGGTTGTTTCCTGAACCTCCTTAACTTCTTCCTTAGTCTCAACGACCTTCTGCTTGTGATTGTTGTTGATGCCCTTTACAGCCTTTACGAGAGTAATTATTCCCGTAGCAGCAGTTGCAGTGGCAGCAACAGCCTTTCCAATAAGTGTGATGTCTCTTACCTTGTGATAGTTGTTTGTGTTCATGATAAATTCCTCCTGAATAAAATAAAATTTAGAAGATAACTTCTTCATTAATGAACATGTTTAAAAAACGAAAAAAAAAAATAAAGAGACCATGTTTGCCGGTTCTTTCCCGTTCTATAAACATGCAATAAACGATACCAAATTATAAACGTTTTCCCTATCTATAAAGATATTGTATCTATAATTTATAAATATTAAGATGGTCTTAATATTCCTCAGTATATCTCTTCAATAAAGGACGTGTTTAAAATGCGAATAGATATATTGAGAAGCTCAAGAGACGTGCGTCTCCTGGGCTTTGATAAATTATTTCTCATTAAGTTTACCAATTCCAATGGCTATACATATTATGCCAATTCCAATAAACAGGTATCCCATTTTATAACCTCCTTACTTTTTTATTTTATCTATAAGCTTTTTTATAGGCTTCTTTAAAATGATAATTAAAATTACTATTGGTAATAATTTTAAAAATATTATAATTCCAGCCCCTAAAAAGCTCATAATAAGTCCTAATAATCCGGTGGCTACTAATGCAATACATATTAATAGAATTATGCCAAACATAGTCATTTTCATAAACCTCCTTTCATAATTTCTCATTATAGAACATGTTTGTTTTGTGTTTTTATTAAAAAGCTCAAGAGACGTGTGTCTCCTGGGCTTTGAGAACTTTAAACTTCTTTTAGTTCTAAGTTAATGGTTACGTCAGGAAATAGAGTAAGTCTTCCTATAATACAACAGTATTCGTCAAGTTCGAGTGTCATGGTATTTTTAACTCTTACCGGTAAATTATTGTTGAAATGACGTAGGTCGTTTTTAAGATGAGATTTTATGAATCTATGATAACGAGAATTTGGAGCGGCATTATCGTCTTCTGAAAGATGTTCGTTCAAAACGAATTCCTCCCATTTTTTGTTAATGTCGTCAATCCTTTCATTAAATACATCTACAAAATCGTTTCTTATTGGCCAGTACATTTTGAACAAATACGCTTTTTGAAAATCATTATTCAAAACTGCATGGTTCTCAATTCCTGTGAATACTGGTGTAACAGCAAAGTTTACTTCCATTCTGATTCCTCCTTTAATGACAGAAAGATGTTTATATTCTTCTATTAATAAACATGTTTTTTTTTGTGTTTTTTTTTTTTAACATTTTTCAAAAAACTTTACAAAAAATAGTTCAAAAAATTTTTGGTCAAACTGCGTAACAAATTCTTTTGGCTATATATAGCCATTTGTAGCTATTTTGTTACTCAATTCAGAAATTGAAAATATAAACTTTTAAAAATTTTTTTATTTTAAAAAAGTTTATTTTTAAGAAATTTTTTTTGAAAATGTAAAAAAAAAGAAACCGTGTCCGCTTCGAACGGACGTCTCCCGAACAAATAGTTCAGGCGTTCTTTATAAGTCTTTGAACTATTTTATGTATCGTCAAACGACGACCAGTAACCCCCATTGGTAGTCAATATCCGTAACCAGATAATTGTCCGCGGCTTATCACTAACCCCTAAGGTACGTTAATTCGCTTGGTTTCTTCATATATATCCGTGTTTATTGCAACGATTTTGTTACGCGAAAAAAAAAAAGAGTCCGTGTTTATTTTGCACAAACTCTTAAATCAGTAGACATTAAACATTAAACATTAAACATTAATCGTTCAAAAGACCAGAAATCATACCGTCAAGAAGAACATTCATCGCATATCCACCTCTTTTCCTATCTTGTTTATTTTTGAAGAATATAAATCTTTTAACCAGTATTGACTATTTTGGTCTAATATTGTAGGTAAATCCCAATCAATATTTTTCATAGAATTTATCTTTTTTCTGATTTCAGAAAGTTCAAAATCCACATCTTTAACGATATCATAAATATAAATCGAATCGGCGATATAATTTGAATCGGTTAAGGATTTGCAACAAGATTCATATATAAATTTCGAAGACTCTTCCCACTCCGCCCAAATACTAAACGCTCTCTTTATATAATTCTTTATTTCGTTTTCTGAAATATCATTTATAGTAATTCCGTCATACCATTCGTCTGGTATCACAGAAGGATTTTCAATTTTATTTTCTCTGATAATAAAACCGTGATGCTCTATTATATATTTATATAGATTTTCTCTACTTACAGATTCTGAAAGATAATGATAAAGCTGTTCAGTGGCAAACCCTTCAGCATTTAAAAATCTAAAATATTCTGAAAGTTGAGAATGTACCATTAACGCTTCGGTCATTCTTGTTGAAAGTATTTTATAAATATCAATAATATTCATTTATTGATACTCCTTTCTTATATGCTAATGGCTCCCCAAAATTATTTTTCAAGGAGCCTTTAACATAAGGAATAAAATTAGGAGGTCTCAAAGACCAACTGGATTTCTTAAAAATATAAATTTAATCCTTCATGTACCAGTAGCCGATAGTGACATACTGCTCACCGTCGATATCGACGGTGCCTGTAGCTGCGGTCTGATATACGGGCGAATAGAACGCATACTGAGCGACGGAAGGTTTGTCAATAGTACCGACGCCTGTCATGTTGCACAGCGTAGTGACAGTTGGTGACAAATGCGGCGTGAATCCCAACGCCATAGCACTCGAATCACCGTAGCTGCATACGGATAAATACTTCACTCTGTACTCGGCTTCTGAAGCATCTGTCATTGTGCCGCAAATTATTTTTCCGTCATCGTTTACGTTCAGGAACGCAGACCACCAAGCCTCCGACGCATGACTTACGATGATGAATCCGTGCGAGGTGCTGTAGATATCGCAAACGGGCGAACCATGATACCTATTGTTCTGACCGATGTGGTTTGAACCGTTGTTGTAGTAGCAGAATATGCCGTTGCCGGAACTCTCACTAAAAAACAGCTTCATGACGGTATGTCCGTCACTGTCCTTGATAGCAATGTTGGTGCTGTCCATAACGGCGGTGATGCCCCAGCCATACGTTGTGCTGAGCTCGTTGATAGTCGTTAGTGTGTCTGCCACACTTAATGTTGGGTAACCGTTTATAGCCATTTTAACCCCCTATCTCGCTAAATACAGCGTTACTTGTTTTACTTCCTGCGTCTGATAATATCATTTTCAGCGAGCCAGTGCTAAATATTGAGTTCATGCCAGACCCGTACTTTATTCCGTTTTTATATATTTCGCCTGTATCGGTTATGTAATAGACCACATCACTTGCATAGTCATTAGGGTTATAGTCGTCTGATGTAGTCTGTATGGATATCTGACCCGTTAGCATATAAAACAATACTGTATATAAAGATTCGCGCATGTTATATCCATACTTTGCGGATTTTATTGTATTATATGCAGACAACACAATAGGAGGAACATTTGAATTCAACGTACCGCTCAAAAAGACATCGCGTTCTTCATTTGTCATAGACTCATATATCGAAGAAGTTGTTTCGTCGCCGAAACCGTGTTCGAGTATAAATCCTATAGCGTTGACGATTGCTTCCTTTAGTTCTGAGCAAATTGTTGCTTCGTTATTACCACTTATCTTATTTAAGTCGTCCACAAAAGCCATATGTTATATACCTCCTCTTAATACTGTATTCCATTTTTAAATATTTCGCCAGTATCCGTAATTAAATATAAAGCGTCTTGTTCGTAATTTGAACCAAGAGCCTCATATTCAGAAGAAGTTAACTCAATCCCGCAATTAACATTATATACGTGTTCAAGTATTGCTCTTATGGCTTGTCTAACACGCTTTCCTTTCGGATTAGTGGCAACCGTTTCAAGATATGCTAAATAATCTTCTGCCATTTTGAAAATCGCTCCTCCATTATGTTATTACTATCATACCGCTTGGTGGGTTTGGTTTAGGTTTGTTATAACTTTTAACGCCATTGTCATATCTATAATAACCGGTGCCATCATAATACCAATAAATATAAAAAGAACTATTTCCAGAATATCCTATTGTATATCCGGCTGGTTTTAAATCTGAAGAACCACCAGAGCCGCCACCCTCTTGTCCACTTGAGCTACCGCCGTCTCCAGTATCAATAGTACCAGACGAACTCGTAATGGTCACAGATGATGTTTTTTCTTGTTCTCCAGTAGTACCAATTATGATACCTTTCTCTATTATGAGACCGTCATATACCATTTTAAGTGTTACTTTGTTGCCATCATGCTCAAGAGTAGCCGACTTAATAAATGGAAGTTTTGAGCTTGAAAGTGTACCCCACCAAGAGCCCTGATGCTTAACACATAACTCGTCTGTGTCTAAAGCCGCAACTGTAGAACTCAGCGTTAAAAGCGGTTTTGTACTACTACCTCCGGATATAGTGTTAATGAAGTTAATTCTACCTACAACATTATTATTGTTTTTATTGTATGCAGTAATCTCTCCGTTTGCAAAGGCGAGCCTGTATCCGTCAGCCGTATCTGTAGTTATTCCATTAGTATTAACATTAACTATAGTCTTATCAGAACTATTTTTAACCTCTATTTTTCCGTTTCCACAAGATACACCTCTGTCAAGGAAAGCGCTTCCGCCAACAGTAATATTTCTGGCATTGATATCAACACCACAAATTGTGCCTGCCTTTATAGCATTAGCAACAAGTTGTCCGTCCATATTTGCTGCAATTGTGGTTGTAGAGTTGTTTTTTATAAAACCCCAACCCTGCATGTTCCATACCCATTTATTAGGAGCTGTTTCATAATCCTGTGTATCAGAAATATAAATAGCATCGGCTCTTTTGCCACTTCTACTTGGAGATTGTACTATTGTTATGTATCCAGAAGTAGCGTTCAAAAGCCTTTCTGCAGCACTATCCTGAGCTCTTTTTACAATAGACGAACTTCCCCCAGTAATTTCTTCAACTGTAGAAGAAACTTTTGCACTTGTTGCCGAAAGAGTTTTCTGAGTCTGTCCATTTAAAGTATATTTGGCACTTGTGACGTCGTCAAGACGAATTTCCAATTTTGTTACTGGCAAAGTTATGTCTACGTTATGAGGTTTACTATAACAACGCACATTATCGCAAATATCAATTGGTTCAACATTTGAATCATTTGGACTTAGTATCTTCAAATCCAAAGCTGAAATTTCAACAGTCATTGTCTCATATTGAGTTGTAGCGAGCCATAAAACACCTAAATTGTAAAGCGTTTCAGGATTTTCAACGCCGTCAAAATCAACAACTTTTTCTATCCAACCATATTCGCTTGCAGCATCAGAAATTACACATTCTCCCCGTTCTCTATGACCAGTAGCAACATTATAACCATAACAATTATAATAAGCATCTACCTCTTCGCCGTCAACAACATTCGTGTATCTGCTTCCGTGAGGTATACAAACGGTTGAAAAATCGGCATAAGACGTTTCATTGGTATAGTCGAAAAGGTTTCTACCAAAATTTATCTCTTGAGTGGTGTTAAACACTCCGTTTTCATCATTATACCAAGAAATATAATTAGTACCATCTTTAAATGTAGTATGAAGCCATCCTCCGTATTCATCAACTAATTTGTTTAATGTTTCAAGAGTGCTTTCATAAGAGCATTCAAAATCAGAATACAAAACATCGGACGGAGCTATTCCCGTTAGTATAAATTCTCTACCAAGTTTTAATTCTGCAGAAATAGAAGATAATTTTTGGTATTTGCTATTATGATTTATTATTATTGTGTCAAAAACTGTTTGTAATGTAGTTCCTGCGCTAAAGGTCTTTGTTTCTTGAGTTGTATCATTTAGAAAAGCAAGGGCTCCTTCACAATGAACTTTTTTTCTGTTAAAGAAATCCTTTGTTATACTAAGAATTCTACCCTGCCAAATCGGTTCGTTCCAGAGCCATGTTTGACCGTCAGATTTGCTTATTCCCGGTTTTGTATTTTTATATACCCTTACTGTAGGAATCATTTCCCTTATCAAATCGTATCCTATTGCTCCTGGAGATAATACAAATTCAAGAGAACCAGCAGACCCTTTTTCAAGAGTCAATACTGGCTCCGTCATTTTCCAATCAGAATTTGGCTTCGTGTCATCAAATATCTTAGTTTGGTCTATAAATATGGAATACATTTATAAAACCCCCAATCTGAAAGAAACGTCAAATTTTGGTAAATTTCCAGAAGAACCCGGATCATCACTTGTTGCTATTAGCATACAAGATTCGTTTGGCGCTCCAGTGACAGACACAACCCAGTCTTGAATATCAACAAAACCATTTGTATTTTTAATGGTTGCAGTTTCATCCGTTCCGTCATTAGTGTTTACAAAATTAAAAACTATTCCTTTGGAAGAAGCATTTCGTACAAATAACGAAATATAAACTGGTTCATATCTTAAATGACTACTAAGATAAGTATTATATATGTTTGCAAAATCAATTACCTTTAATTTTTCAGAAAAGTTCCACCAGCTTTTCTCATCTTTTACTAAATAGTCATTTCTGTCTATAAAAGTTTGGATGTTTGTCACATCAAGGCCAGTAATGACAGTAGGATTGTCACTTTTTGTATTCGGAAATTTATATTTTGCCGTATCACCAGAATAACTGCCTTCTCTAAAGGAATTCCATCCACTCCTATTTTTGACATAAGTTCCCGCCTGAGCTGCAGAATAATATGACATAATTAATGCGGTATCCGAAGCGTCGATTACTCCATCTTCGTTTGCATCAGGAAACATGCCAAGATAAGGAGGTTTGTTAATGTCTCTACACCAGTTATTCCATCCCGCTTGAGTTTGTGGATAAGAGTCCGGATCATTCTGGTGCGCGGCATAGAAGTTTCGAACAATAGGGAAGTCTGAAGAGTCAATCACTATATCTGGCTTTGTAGCCGATGACTCTATCTCGTTATCGCTAAGAAAAGCAGTCCATCCCGATGAGTTATCTTCATATGTGCCGTCAGCAACAGCGTCTACAAAGGTCATAATGATGTCTACATTTTCTTGTATTTGTGAATCAGTAGCTTCTGAACCATATCCAAGAACGTCACAATAGCCATTAGCATTAGGATAAAGGTGTCTCTCTCCAAATAATTCTGTAAGAAATAGATTCCAATTTGCTTTATTTGCTTCTACGTTATTTTCTCCACACCAACCAAGAAACATTTGAACAAATTCAGGAGCTGTTTTATACTCGTTATTTATTTTTATGGTTCCAGACAAAAGACCAGTACCAAGTACGTCCGGAAAGACAGATGTTATGCCTCCGCCTGTATCTATTGTTTGATTGATGAAATACTGTTGTACTATTACACCATCATCGAAATCAAGACTATCCCATAAATAATCTTCATCTACTCTTGTTAACGCTCTTTTATAGGGATATAAAGTATATGATACTGAGATTTTAGACCATTTTGGATCAGATTCCCAATCTTTTATTGTAAAACGACCTTCATAATACCACAACGGGTCGTCAAGCAATATCATATACATTTTTTGTCCATTTAAAAACGAAGCCAATTTAGAATATCTATCAGACCAATTTCTTGTAGTATTCATTGCTACAAACTCAATAGTGCCTGTTCTATTATTAAAGACAGGATAACCTGTCAGGATTGATGTAAGATCAATGTCCCCATTTGCTCCCGGCAGGTCAAGTCTTTCCTCTTTTGGAGTTGGCTGTACTATTGAGGGTCTTGAAGATGGTACTATAAACCAGTCATTCCATGAATTTGCTTTGCTTGCAACAGTGTGCTTACCCTTCATGGCAGAAACAAGAGTCTCACTAAAATCAAGTGTCGTTGAAAAATATAAAGAGTGTTCCCCATTATGTATGACAAATTCTGTTAATTCTTCGCTCAATTTTACTCAACTCCTTTTTTTATATATCGATTGTACTCCTAAACTTTTATCGATACCGCCCGATAATTGTCCTACAAGAGCTCCACTGTCAAGAACGACATTCATATTATTTCTATTTTCATTATATAACTGCATCTCATTAATAAGAGTGTCCATTTTTTCCTGCATTGAAGCATCGTTATATGTGTCGGGCGATTCCGTTTTAAACTTTTGCATGTCAGTAAATATACTACTTGCGTCATAGCCAATTTTGGTATCCATGCCGTCAAATATTGACGATACGGAACTTGTATCGAGACCAGAGGTGCTGAACATTGACTGAAAATCCGTAGTTGGCATCATCTTTGAAAAATCCATATTACTCATCATTTCTTCCGAGTTAAAGGATTTTGTTATCTGGTCTGTTATAGACTTTGTATCAATCGAATTTGTCAACTGCGTTGTCATACTATCGACGTCTATTATAGAACTGATATCGAAATTATCCATGAACGATTTGCTACTGTTTCCGCCAAGACTTCCGAATATATCGCCGACATCGCCGACTTTACTTAGGATGCCGTTAGCAAGTCCGTTCATAAGCATTTCTCCTATCCAAAGAAATACCTTTGAAGGAGAATGAATACCAAGAGAATTACAAACGCCATCAGCAAATTCTTCACCAAATACTTCTCCGAGACTGGAGCCGTTTACCTGTAAAGCTCCTTTTATTCTCGAAACTGCAGTTTTATCTGTAAATATAGACTGATATACTTCGCCATCCAACCCGCTAACATTCCAATAATCTTGCCAGTCTCCAGCATCGCCTAAAAGTTTGTCTTCAAGGTCTTTAACTCTCTGTAGATCTGTAACAAGAGTATTAAGATTACTTTCATTTTGATTGTTAAAAGCGTTATTTATACTTGAAGGAAGACGATTATACATATCCTGCAATTCAGAAGCATATGTTAAATCAGTGTCACCTGTCTCTGTGAATTTCTGAACCATTTCGGCGACAGCATCAACACGAGCATTATGCATCGATTGGTCTTCGCCCATATTTCTGTCTTTAGACGCGGACACGGTAAGTTCTCTTGTTTCTCTTTCTGACCGTTCAGCTTCTTGCAAATCTTTATATGCTTGTATTGTTTCTGCTATTGCTCCTGGTAATTTTAGTATACTTTCAAGCATTGTACCAAGAACTCCAATGATTCCAACAATAGCATCAGAAAGTGGTCCAAAAGCGTCTGTCCATTTGAGATTTGCTTCCTTTGCCGTTACCATAGCATCCACTATCTGAGACACACCAAAGCCAAGTAACGCTATTGCTCCAGCCGTTATTAGTAATGCGGCGGTAAATGTTCCACCAGTAGCCATTCCAATTCCTGCGAGAATACCAGTTAACGCAAACACTATTACAAGCATTGACGCCAAGCTTTCGACACAACTCTTTAGGTTTGTTGGATCTATCTGTGACAGCGTACCTAATGCCTTAGCAAATAAAGTTATTCCAAAAGCAATTCCAATAAACGCAGCAGACGTCATTATTATATCTGTAGTATCAGTTAATTTTGACATGAGCGATACTATTCCGCCTATTGCTGCAACTACTAACGTTAATGCTCCTCCTGCTGTGACTATTCGTTTCCAGTCGTTTTTAGCAAGACTCGAAAGGTTCTTTGTTAAATTAGATAACAGCAATATAATTACAGACATACTTGTAGCGGTTATCATTGCTTTTGATGTGTTTCCAGATTTTGCCACTGTTTCCATAGCAAAAGACAGTGATAGCATAATGCCCATTATAGATATAATAGAGCTTGTCATAGTCCCGGGATTAAGTTTAGAAAGATCTTTAACGCTCTTTGTCATTATCAATACAGCCGCTGCCAAAATAACAAACGATGCTGCTGTTTTTGTTACACTTTCACCATTGATTTGATTAGTTCCAAATTTTCCAGTGAGTGTTATTGCGGTCGCCATTGAACCGATAATAAGTATCAAGCTACCTATACCTTTAAGCCAACTATCTATTGGAATTACCGAAAGAATCGACAATGGAACAATCATAAGGTTGACAGCAATAGCAAGACCTATAAACGCGGAGGCAAGACCTTTAAACACACTCTGAGACGAACTCAGAATACCGACCTTATGCCCAGAAGATAATATTGCCAGCAATGCCATTACTCCTCCGAGCGACCATATTATCTTTATTATTCCATTAAAAGCATCGTCTATGTTTAATTTAGTATCCAATAGCGATAAGGTTGTAATAGAACCAACTATCATTTTGACGGCCAAAGCTAAGGACGTTATCGCGGTTGCAACGCCAATCATTCCCTTTGTCTGCGAGCTCATTAGTTTCGCCAATAATGCCATTCCTGTCATTAAGATAGCTATAAATCCAAGAGCCTTTACAAAATAGTCAGTATCAAAATTACTATCGGACCACATTGCTTCTCCCAATCTTTTAGCAACGTCTATAATTATATATAAAGACAGTGCCATAGTGAGCAAAGTTGTTCCAACACCCTTTATAGCTGAACTTTTAGAAGACGCATACACTGCTAATTCAGCCATTCCTCCGAGTATCAACATAATGACGAGTGCTGCACTGGCAAATATAGCATATTGAGCTGTTGGGTCAGTTCCTTTATCGAAAAATTCTGTTAATTTATTAATTATATGAAAAATTACAAATAAAGAAGCAGCCATCGAAATCAATAAACCACTTGCGGATGAAATGATTTTAGGGTCTTTAATATTGCCGGCAACATTCATTAATCTGTTAACGACAACCATTACACCAACCATAGCGGTTAACACAATACCCAATGCCGTAAGACTTCTTGTTATTCCATCTTCATCAACAACAGATAAAGTAGTAAGAGTAACAATGGACGCTGTTATTATACCAATAGCTATAGAAAGCTTAAAAATATTTCCAACTCTTATTTTAGAATTATAGCTATTTATAAGTTTCTTTAGAGATTTAAAAACTCCTCCAAGTTTACCAATTGTTTCAGAAGAATTTCCGAACAAATCTCCTAAATTTCTTATCATATTAGCAAAAGTAAACAATGCGTATATACCACCGGCTTTACTTAAAGCTTCCATCTGGTCTTCAAATGTCGCATCTTTACTCCAATCCACTAAAGAATCAGACCCGTTTTTAAGCGCGTCAAAAAGGTTCTTGAAGACGTCTTTAATATCTTCCCATATATATTCGGCGTAACCGAAATCTATACCGCGAAATACTTCTGAAATTTTATCGCAGAAATGTTTAAGAGGCTCGATTGACATAGAGCGCCAGCCAGTTAGCCAGTTGTCAACAAATTCTTTAAACGCACCAAACGGTCCTTCTGCGTCAGTGACTTTTCCAGCCTCATCTTTTATATTAGATACGAAGTCTTTTAATGTAATGTCTCCGTTTTTAAAAGCAGTAAATTTATCTTTTACAATGTTTACAAAATCAGAAATTCGTTCCTTAGCCTCTTCAAAGTCAAAGCTTTTTACAAGTTCTTTAATCTTTTCAACGGTATCAATAATTTTATCTTTAAAGCCAAGTGCATCTGCAAGGTCTCCAAGAACAGAAATAATACCAACAATGCCTTTAACTAAACCACTAACAACTTTTCCAGCAGTCTGTCCAAACTTATAGAAAATATCACTTAACGACTCTGCGTTTTTCGTAGACTTGTCAACCCCAGTGATTAAATCGCCGAGCCAAGCTAAAAATTTACGCAGACCGCTTCCATTTGAACCTCCGAACAGACCGTCTATAAAGCCCTTAGCCGCTTTTGCAGAAAGTTTAAAACCTGTCTTAAGAATACTTAGGGCAGAGAACACACCTCTGAATATCTTTCGAATATCATGAAGCTGTTCATTAGTTAATTTGATTCGTTCTGTCCAATCAAGGAAGCGTTCGGATATGCTTACAAGTTCTTTTCCTGTTTTTGGAGGAAATACCTCTTGCCAAGCGTTTCTGATAAAATCTATAGCATATTTTACATTTTTCCAAATATTGCTAAAGCCTTGAATTACCATATCTCTGCCACTTATGATAACATCAAAGTCATTTGTGATTTGTTCAGAATCAATATCGATGCCCTGAGCGAGTTTATCAATCTGTGCTTGTACTTCTGCAGGGTCAAGTCCTATGGATGCTAAATAATCGGCTCTTGATTGATTTGCCTTATCTCCATTATACCAAATATCTTTCGCTGCTTCATTTATAGCCTTTTGATGCTGTTCCATTTCTCTGGCTTTTTCAACTGCATCTTCATCTATTTTTCCAGATTCAGCCCAATATTTAAGCATATCATTTCTGGCATCAATCGATGGCTGTATCATGCTCTGTATTGTGTCTGATACAGACGTCCACATGCTTTTTGCGGTTTCAAAATCGCCTATTACATATTCCCATGTTTGAGTCCAACCAGACTGAAGTGACTCCTTGAGAGTGTCAATAAGCTGCGTAAAGGTCTTTACTTTTGTAGCAGCATCTGTGGCGGTCTGACCAAGGTCAAACAACTGTTTAATCTGATCTGAGGTATACCCCTGCGCTTCAAGCGAAGCCTGTGCCTGAGCTATTTCTGCAGCGGTCATGTCTTCCATGGAATATGTAAAATGGGCAAGGGTTTCTGTAAGAACCTCTGATGTTAACCATCCGGTACTCAAGGAATCTCTAAAAGATCCATTTGCTTCGATTATTTCATCAACAGATATACCCATAGCTCTTGCAGTTTGCTTAAGAGCGTCCTGAAATACCTGTCCACCCATACCGGCATTAACGACAGAATTCCAATCCATGAGCTTAACTGTGCCAGAAGCAAGTGCTTGCGAAAGCTGATACATTGCAGTTGAGGCTTGCTGAGAAGTCGAGCCAGATACCGCCGCGAGATTTGCAATACCCTTAATTGCCTTTACAGAGGTGTCAAGATCAACACCGGCAGCCGTAAAGGTACCAATGTTTCTTGTCATTTCTGTAAAGTTGTAAATGGTCTTATCTGCATAAGTATTAAGCTCATCAAGTGCCGCATTTACTTGTTCAAGGGTAGTTCCTTTTGAAGATGTGTTTGCAAGAATGGTTTGAACGGCATTCATCTGGGTCTCGTATTCCTGAAAGCCCGCCGTAATTTCTTGAACCAAGCCAAATTGACTAATAAGATTGTCTACAAAATTTATAGTCTTCATTGTCATGGCTCTCACTGTCTGATCCCAAATCTTGTCCATGAGAGGAATCTTTGCAACAACAGTATCTATACCTCGTTCAACGTTTTTAAAGGATATGTCTTTTATTGAGCTTGCGATTTTTCCAAAACCATCTTTTACGCCCTTGAAAGATAGTTTATCCTCAAGTTTGTCAATAGCTTTTATTGTGTCTGATACGCCGCTTTTAAATTGCTTGTTATCAAACCGCATGGAAACTATTCGATTATCAACACTATCCATTATTTGTTTACCTCCTTCCAAATATCATTGGCCATTTTATCAAAAATAGGCTTCATTGCAGGATTAATAAAATCGATACCCTGAACAAGATGCCCATTTTTCGTAGCATGCCCATATTGTAGGAGAATTACAACAGGAATCCCTCCCGGTGCATTTGAATTCGTCCATGTTATTCCAAAGCCCTTATCATCCATCGTGATTTCATAGTCCCAAGAATCAGACGTTTTACCAGTGTCTACTGGGGTGGCCGCCGAGAGAGCCATAACACCGTCTTGACCATATTTATTGAGCAGACTCTGTATGTTATTATAATTATTTTTTTTCAAAAAGCTTTTAGTCTTTGCCCAATTTCCTTTCTGACTAAAACTTACGGCTCCCATTTTGACAGTCACTCCTTTTTAGATAAAATTTTCAACTCCAAAATAAAAAAGTCCAAACTGAGTAACAAATTCTTTTGGCTATATATAGCCATTTGTAGGTATTTTGTTACTCAATTCAGAAATTAAAAATATAAACTTTTAAAAATTTTTTTATTTTAAAAAAGTTTATTTTTAAGGAATTTTTTTGAAAATATTACTTCTTACGAACATAAGTGCCGCAAACATATCCTGTCTGGGCACCCATAGCCACATAATACCATCTTACACCAGAGATTGCAGTATAATAACCGTAACACTGTACTTCAGAGCCTTTTCTAAGTATTTTCACAATGTTCTCGTCGGTGAGTAGTCCGGGTCTATAACGCACATTTAAATTCTCAGCAGTTACAATATATGTACCAGAATACTTAGAATCAAAAGATGCAGCAGGAGCTACTCTCTTTGAAAAAGTTGCAGACGAAGCGCCATTGGATTTGAGAAGGGCGTTTACTTTCTCCTGTACAGTTCCGTAATCAATACCCTCTGCAGCAAGCTTCTTCTTACGCTCCTCGCCATTACCATAAACACCTGCAATTACATCCCTTGCAATTTTGTCATAGTCAATAGTTTTCTTACTTTCAGCAACCATTTTATTGACAATTGACTGGGCTTTATTGTAGTCAATTCCCGCAGCTTCAAGCTTCTTCTTACGCTCGTCTCCGTTACCCCACTTGCCAGCAATAATTTCCTTTGCTATAGCATCGTAGTTTATTGACTTCTTCTTTTCTGCAGTAATTTCAAGAACCTTCTTTGTAACAAGCGCCTGAACTTCGTCATAGTTATAACCTGCTTCGGTAAGCTTCTTCTTACGCTCTTCGCCATTACCCCATTTACCAGCGATAACTTCATTTACTATTGTATTAATGTCCTTAATCTTCTTTTCAGACGAAGAAGTAGCCTCTTTTTTACTTTCATTTTGATTTAGAGCGGCGTTTACTTCGTTGCAAATCTGGTCCGTATGCTCCTTTATCCAAGTGCCGGGACACTGTGTTGCTACAAAGTCGCAATGACGAGTAAGAGTTCCATTCTTTCCATCATAATACAGCTTCGTTATGCCATTTCTCTTGCATATGTCGACAACGAGCTTGATAAGAGCATTATATGTCTTCGTACCAATAGACCAAGGTTCCTTGTTTACATCGTTTGATACTTCAATAGTTACTGCTCTATTGTCGTTCCAAGCACTTGATGTACACCACGACCTGTCACTCTCGGGACAAAACAGACCTATTCTTCCATCCTTATCAACACAATAATTAGCGGACATCTCTCTCGTAGGCTTAGACACTATACCATCAAATCCCTCAAGAGAAACTACACCCGCAGTGTGATGGATTGTAATTTTTGTAATCTTATCTTCTGTTCTCGGAGAATTCCTATTTGGCGAAATACTTGTATAAGTAACAAATGCGGAATTAGTAAAGCCCATGTTAACAACCTCCTTAAGGTTTCTTTGGTTTTCTTCTTTTAGCATTTATCGCCGCATTCTGTCTTAGAATATCGCCCTTTGACATCTTATCAGGGGGACTTTCATTCAAAGATGTAACTTCAATAAGTTTCATTAATCTTTGTAATGGCCATTTTTCGCATGTAAAAGGAATACGTAAAGAAGCCATTTGACTATAAATAACTTCTGAAGTTATTATCTTATTAGCAGAATGTGGTTTTTTCTTTCTGTAATTAACTACAGTACCAGAAAGCGGACTTTTCATATAATCTTTTATTTCCTGCTGTTCTTCTTCAGACAAAGTTTTAAATAGATTTTCATCTACGTTTTTGTCTATACACATGCATTTTAAGAAATATAAATACTCCGCTTCTGTTTTATTTTTTTTATTTAAAAAAGGTTTACAATATTTTGTCTCCCATTTTGACAAAGCAATTAATGAATACTCCATATCAATTGTTATCTCTTTGGCAGGGTACATTATAAACTCTTGCTTATGTTCGTTCCAAAACTCTTTTGGTTTTATTGTAAGTGATAGCATTTACATCACTTCTGTTCTCCTTCTACAAGCTCCTTAGGAACCTGAATAGCAGTTCTTGTCTTTCCGACCTTTGAATTGAGACCATTTATGAAGTTTGTAAAAGCCTCTGAATCTTTAAGGAACTTCATAAAGAGCTGATTATATGCTTCCGTCTGTTCAAATTCTGTTGAAAGCTGTTCTGACTTTATGAATCGTCTACCGTCTTCCGATTTCTCGCCATAAGACCTAAGAATAATATCTGAAACAAGAGGCATGAGCTTTGTCTCGTCCTCGGCTTCAATTATCTTCTTAAGCATTTCTGTAAAACCGCCCTTTACAGAAGTCTGCATTTTGACAATTTCTGTTTCTGTGAGATTAAACCAAAAGTTCTCTGTTCTTTCTACGCCGTCAAAATCAACGTATGTTACTGTTTCCTTAATCATTATTATTCCTCCTAATTTTTAAATAAAAATGTTTGAGCGCCAGCCGAACTGATTACGCTCATAAATATAATTAACCAGCTGCACTAAGAATTGAATAAATCTCGGCAGGAGAAGGGCATCTCGGAGCAACAGCGTTGCTTGTTTCGCCTTCTGCAGCAGTGTTTGCTGTTCCATAAAGGATGCTTTCTATCTGAGTAAGCTTAGCAGAAGCAACTTCGAGTGAATTAAGTTCAATATGAGCAACAGGCTTGAATGTAGTTGTTGTGCCTCCGCTTGTAATTGAAATCTTCGGATCGATAGCTGTTGTATCGATTTCCCACGACATTTCAATAGGCTCGTTAGAGTCATTTACAGTAGTGTAGTCTCTGTCTGACGGAGAAGCTGTCGCATTATAGATAATGTGGAGCTTATAACCGTGATCATTACCTTCAGTGTCGTTACCAAGAAGAGTTCTATAAGCGAAGCAGAAAGCCTTTCTTGTCTGCTGACCAAGCTTGAAGCCGGGAAGAACTTCTACCGAGCCATCGCAAGCATCGAACTCGTCAGGGCTCTGGTATGCAGTAATTGTAGCGCCGAATGTTTCTGCAGAACGAACAGAAAGATACTTACCGTTATCAGCATAGAAATCATTTGCTTCTGCGCCTTCAGGAGACTGAGTTACACCAGTAAGACCAGACCATGCTACGCCAGTGCCAAACTTAAAATCTGAATCATATGTGTTTGTAGCGTTCTTGTCGTACACATAAAGCATACCTCTGTCGGTACCTGTTTCATAAAAATGTTCACCAACAGCATCCCATGTAACATTAAATGCCATATGTCAAATACCTCCTTAAAAGTATAAGTCGTAAATATATTGGTTCAGGTTATCAGCTTGATACGAATTGACCATAACAATTGAAGGGAACAATTTGTTTGTAGCTAAAACGTCAACCAAAGCATCGTCGGGATTCTTTGTTACGTACCTAAGCTGATACCTTCGCCTAAAGTTGTATGGCAGATTATCTGCATGTGCAGTATTGCCATTCGAAAGTTTATATATAATACATGGATAAGTTAGTTTGAACGACTCTGGGGGCTGAAAATACACTTTATTATCCCCTTTTATTTCTTCAAGAGTTCTCTGCAGTTCAAGCCTGCTCGCCATTGTATACACCCCCTATCGTTAAAATTAACCGTGGTCTCTGGATATCAATGGATGTAACCTTCCAAAAAGATCCATGAAACTCGATGTATTTTATATACTCTAAATTATCAAGAATATAGGAGTCGGCAACAATGGAAACCTGATTGGAAATATTAACATCGTCATTAAGTCCACTGCCAGTTTCGTACCGTCTCGTGTTCCTTAAGATATCACCACGGTATGTTTTCTGAACAATTTCCTCTTGACCAAAAACACCGTCTACGAGTTCTCCAATCTTGACAAAACCAATAATTCCACAAAATTTACTCATTGTTGTCCTCCCATTTTGATTTTAATTAAGACCTTGCGAATTCGAGAACAACAGCCGAACGAGGCTTTGTAAGAGCTCCAGAGCAACGAGTCTCGATAAGGTACTTCATCTGGTTGTAATCGATATCGAAATCGTCGAAGAGAGCAACAGCACCGCCCTTGTCAGCACCAAATGTGTAATCCTTTACGTCAACGATAATACCTGCAACATCAGTTGTTACATTGCCCGAATTACCAGTATATGTTCTTGTGAGATTCTTCATTACAGGAACAGTAACGATCTTATTAACGGCCATTGCTGTAGCAAGGTCAGTTACGTTGGGATAGAGTCTTCTTCCTACGCCATCCTTAAGGAGGAGCATCTTAGAAAGCCATTCCTGAGTAGTGAAGAATGTCGTATTGCCTGAACCTTCGTAATCGATGCTTCCAAGAATTGCAGAATCGATAAGTGTCGACGCCTTTGTTGAATCAGTAGCATCCGAATCGTAAGGGATTGTATACTTGATGGAATAAAGGCTATCGTCAGTAAGTATCGGTCTGATATTTGTTTCGCTAATCTTATCCTCAGATGTAGTGCTTCTTCCATCGCCGATAAGAGCAGCACGAGCAATTTCCTCATCAAGCATAATACGCATCTCGCCCTTGAGGAAGAGAACTACGTCAAAATCAGTAATATCAATTACATCGTCTCTGTCGATCTTCTGCTTCTTGTAAACAGTGGTAGGTGTAGTTGTTCTCTTAAGAAGACCAAATACCTCTTCCATCTTTCTGTTACCCTTTGTGTAACCCTTCGCACGAGCTTCGTCAGCAGTAATATCTGCGAATACAGACTTAATTCTGCTAAAGGGAGTCTTCTTTGCGCCTCCCATAAATACGCTTACCCATTCGTCGTGTCTCTTTATGAACTCGGGAGTTGATGTGATTGTCTTTGCCTCAGGGAAGAGCCAGTCTATATTCTCGATTCCATAAGGGGTAGTATCATCGTCCGCATGAGAAAGAACTTCCTCAAACGCTTCGCTATGTGCGATATAATCGTCTACAGCATCTCTAAGAGACATCCTCGAATTCTTAGCCTTTGAAAGAATCGTAGATGCATCCGAATTAATGCGGGCTCTAAGTTCATCAGCGTGAGCCATTGTTGTTTCTGTTGAATCTGTCTGGTCAAATACATTTACTTTCATATCAGAATTACCTCCATTAATAAAATTCTCACCAGAATCATCTGCCTGTGCAGCAGTATTTTCTTTATTTTTAGCTGCTTCTCCTACAAGATAATAAAGAATAGTTCTCTGCTTTTCCGTCATAGAATTAATGACGTCTTCTACTGTTTCTTCATTATTTTCCTTTGCTTTAGTATCTTCCTTTGTTTTAGCGTCTTCGTGCTTCAACTCGATATCCTCCTCTGTTTCAGGAAAATCTGCACCTTCTTCAAATTCGTCCTGAGACATGTGTTCCAGAAATTCTCCACAAGTAATTACTGCTTCTGTAAGAATTTCCTCGGTATCTTCACCATGAGCGATTACAGGAAAATCAATCTTTGCCCCTGGATTAGCGCCTGCGATAACAAGAGAAAGCTCCTTGATTATGCCATGAGAAACATTTCCAGCCTTCTGCTTAAGGCCATTGGCAAATATAGAAAGACTGTCAATATCACCGTGCTCAACCGAAAGCTTCATTCGCTTGGCTCTTGGGTTATCATTAAAGAATCCATAAGCATAGACACCGTCTTCTCTATTCTCAAGGATGGCATGTCCAAGAACGTTATCAGGATTATCATGGTCGTGCTGCCATACAAGAGGAACTGACTTACCATCACAATCCTTAAAAGCGTCTTTCATTATAGTTCTGCCATCAGAACAACGAATGTCATTTTTAGTAGCATATCCTGAAAAATCAGGTTTTACTTTCATTTTGATTTTTTCTCCTTTCTATAAAATTATTCAGAATCATCTAAAAGGATGTCAAGCTGTGCCTGTATTTCAGAATCTTCTGTCGACTGCTCTTTAGAAGGCGTCTCTGAAACATCAGCTTCTTGTTCATTTTTAGACTGGTTCAAATTCTTGTTCCGTAACTCGTCTGCTGACGGATCCTTTGAAGGCTTCCAACCGATGATTGCACGTATTTCATTGCTCGATGCAATTTCATTACGAGTAAGTTTATCTGCAATATCGGGAATAGAAGTAACAGGAACAAGTTTAAACGGATCTCTGAAATACTTAATTGACTGACCCTGCGACCGAGCCGTTTTTGTCAAGAATTTTCTTTTAAATTCAAGACAAATCGCATGTATAATTGGTTCAATCGTTCTTGAATAATAATTGGTCATTGTTTGTTCGTCCGCAGTACCATCAAATATGCTCTGCGTGAGACCAAGTTGTGCGTAAAATAGCTCCTCAAGTTCTTTAACACGTTCGTTAAGTCCGTTTGTGGCGGGTCTATTAAGCTGTATTACCCTTTCAGTGCCGTCAATATATGCGATTCCATACTTTCCATTGGCAAGCTGGTCTTCAATATCAGCCTTACGTTCTTTTGCCAGTTTTTGCTTTTGCGGAGTTTTAAGCTGATAAGGAAGCTGAACAATCAGATCGAGTTTTCCTTCTGAATTCTGTTCGTCTATATTGTCAAGGAGATTAAGCTTTCTTTTTAGTCTCGTTAATGTAGAATTTGGTGCATTCATTATTTCCCATAAAGGATTTTCAATTATTGCACACTTATCTTTTCTAACATAAACGTCCTCTCGAACTCCCTTTTTTTCATTATATAGATTTACTCGAACATACTGAGGTCTCCATTCAACGATTTTGCCAACGCGAAGAGACAAAATATCAAAAGAATTTGTATCGTTAATGTCAATATCAGTGTCTACCGGAACAACAGCAACGTCACCTTCGTCAAGCAAAGACACTATCAAATCTTTTTTAAAAGATAATGCCGTCTGATCGATATTTGCTTCTAATGTCAAGCAATTATTAAGACCAGATTTGATTTGGTCTACATATCGGTCCTCGTCGTCTACTCTGCAGTGATAAATATCAATTTCAGAACAGTCGTTGGCTATTCTGTTTATAACAGGAGCCATTATAGACCTTGCGTTTGTAGGGCGTAAAAAATGTCTATCCGTTTTTACAGTAGAAACATTAATGCCATACTCATTCTTTCCCCATGATTGATTAGTCGGGTCTTTGTTGGAAAACAGGTTCCAACCTCTTTTAAAAATATCTTTTATTGCCATTTAATACTCCTTGATGCATAGAATTTAAAGGTCAACACCGGCAAAGGATTTCTCGCCGATAGCATACGGTCGTGCCGTTTATATTCTTTTATTTACTTAAGCAATAAGCTTAGCAAAGAGAGCTGCACAAGAAGTGTCTGTGCCAAGAGCAGCGATGCAATCTGTAGCAGTGCCCGCAATATCAATCGTAAGAGTTACGTTTGTAGAACCGACGTTGCAAGAAACGGGCTTATACAGAGTTGTAGTACCGCTCACTGTATTTGCAATGAGAGCCTTATTCTTTACATATGCGTCGAGAACAATTTCCGGATTAGCGAGAGTTGTAAGAGCGGAATCAGTATAAAGTACAGTTGATGTGGTGTTCCTGAAAAATACTACGTTCTTAATACCGAGATCCTTAGCCTGTTCAATAACCTTATTCATATCATTTTCCTCCTTAAAGAAAAATATAAATTTATTCGTATAAATCTGGATGGAGTTTGTATGCAATGTATGCGTCCATCAGAGCTGCGACATTATCAATTTTTTGATCATGCCTTTGTTTATAAAGTTTTCGATTGCCGTTTGTGTCTGTTAAAGATATGCAATTACCCATACAAAACTGCATTATGCTTTCATCAAAGAGAAGGCGTCTATCTTCTGCAAGGATTTTTAACTCTCCAAGAGGAACAGATTCTGTTTTAGAACCCTGAATTACTTTCTCTACGCCATAAGCTGTATTTTCAGTAGTCCACCTCTCTATGAAGTCTTTTGCATTGTATGGGTCATATCCAACTGTCGTCACATCATAACCAGTATCAGAAATAAACAGATCTAAATCATCATAAACCTGTGTCATGTCGAGAATATTGCCTTCCATGATTATCAAAGTTCCCTCTTCTATAAATTCTTCATACTTAGTTCGCATTGCTTTTGACAGTTTACCAAGAGTCCTATCTGTAATATACGCTCTTGCCTTTACACCAAATTCATCCCTCTTAAGAGGGAATAGAAAAGTAAAAGCACAGAAATCGTCTCCTTGCGATAGGTCTATACCAAGAGAACAAGGCATTTGCCAATAACTACGTTTCCTATGAGGAAGAGTCTCGTCGTAGGTAAAATAATAAGTGAAACCTTCTGTGGCGATACCAAACAACTTAGCAACAATATCATTTCTTTCAGCGGGGTTATGCTCTGCTTTTTCAACCGCCATCTGATAATCGTCATAATTGACAGTTTTACCAAGATTTGGATTTGCTTTTACCCACATGCTCGGGTCATTTATCTCTTTGATATCATCAAGTTTATACCACCATATGGAGGTATGAGGGTCGACATATTCTCCTTTAAGTCGCTGCATTAGTTCCATTTTGATTGTATCTCCGGGTCCGTTACGAACCGTTCCTTCTGAAGAAGACGCTACTATTAACCAATCTGGAACTTTCATAGCACCCTGTTGAATTGCGCTTATGGGATTTTCTCGAATATCGCAAGAAAGCCATTCGTCAACAGTTGCAACTTTTACGAACAAACCCTGCAATTTGTCGATAGACATTGGTCTTATTTCAAGCAACGAGTTTGTTAAAAAATTCTGAATACCTTTTTTTGTAGACGCCAGTTTTTGTCGTTTTGCTTTATCTCCAGTGGTGTTGTTTATGGAACCTTCCGTTAAAAACTTAAACAAAGGTCCTCTTGCTCTGGAAATAGCAGTCTTAAATGAAGATAATACAGCCTCTGCTTGATTCATAGTAGGAGCTGTGGTTATTTGGTGAGTCGTTGTCGTATCAACTACTTCGAAGTATGACTGTATAGTCTGGTCATACAAAGTCTTAGCCGCGCCTCGACTAACAATAAGATACTGAATGTTTCTAAGACGCTTTTTTATTCGTTTCTTTACATAGTGTCCGCCGTGACCATTTGGATATGGTTCGAAGACGCTACGCTCAACAAAATAATACCACGCCAATATGTCTTCAGCCCAAAGCTTGAACGAATCCAGTAATACTAATGGTGAACCATCAGTTAAGGTCAATTCTCCTTCACAAAACTTTATATACCCTTCTATTTTAGATTGGTCGTAGTAAAAACAGGGAGATTCTATAAGACTGTCAATGAGATTCATTTGCATTGAAATTGTTTCATTAACAGGAATTTCTCCCTTCATAACAGCCTCTCTAAACATTCCATAATACTTTGGAACCGCAGTATTTGATAGTGACATTGCACTCACCTCCTAACTTTATTTATTCATATCCCTTAAGTTTTTAAACAAATAATCTCCATACTTGTCATTGTCAGAAGAGCTCCACGAGTTAACAATTTTTCTTGCATTCAGGATCTCTTTTTCTCTTTGTGCAGTATTATAATTCTCTATTTGCTTATTTATTTCTTTCGTTGTACGTGTTGTTAAAAAACTTGAAACTGCGGCCTTGCCCTTTTCTATCTGAGACGCTGCTATTTTGGATATCGAACCGCTTGTATAACGAGGGTCATTAGCCTTATATTCATTACTCTTTCTCTGTGCTTCAGCAGTCAACGTCATTATGGCATCTTCATAGTCATATATTTTTCGTTTTTCAGAAGAAGATAAAGAAGAATTATCTATTTTAGAATGACGTTTAACAGTGTCGGAAAGCGACTCTCCATAATTGGAAACATTTGTTAAATTGTTAGCTGCTTTCTCAAGATCTTTTAGTTCTGAGTAGTTCCATTTTGATTTATTTTGTTTACTTACTTGCTTGCTTGCTTGTTTGTTATTAGAAGATGTTATGTCGGAAACATACGTGTTCGCATAATCATCAGACATAATAATTTTCACAGAGCCATCATCGTTTTTCTTCCGTCTAAAAACCCCCCCCA